CGATTGTTTTCTCGCGGATAAGTCTATTTCCTGTTCAAAAAATCCAGGTGATCGGAATGTCTGTTCGGCCATTAGAAGATTCTCCTTGGACTTGTGTCACTCTTTACTAAGTATTGGGTATAAAACCAAACTTCTTGATTATCACGTGCTCTTAGCATTAAATTTCCCCTAAGTCAGTGGTAAGGCCCTCTCGATAGACGGTCTCACCTTTTCTTTGATTTCTAGATTTAACTCTCACAACTTTTGTTACCTTCTTTCCAGTAAATGGATCATACGAAATTCTAAGCATTTGTTGGGATCCTCCACTTGCAGAATAACCACCAACCGATGCTTCAATCTTCTCTGGGGAAGCTGCTCCCCGACTTGACTTCATGCTGCTTGGCCTGTTGTCAATTGCTGCCACTGAGGCACCAGGCTGATCAACTCCAGCTATTCTAAGTGTTGATGCCACTCCATCAGCTCCCATCGCTTGTCCAGGTAAAGGTTCATCTGCTAATGCAAAATCATTTAATATATATGAATTTACATCCGAAGATGCCACTCCACCCTGCACTGGATCTACAGGAACTCCTGATGTTTGTGTCGACGCAAAGTTAATCTCAGGCGCAGAAACATACTTTCGGAGAGCATTAGATGACCCTGGAAAATCTGGCATAACCAGATAACCAGGAACTTTAATATTGAAACTAAGTTTAACTAGTCTCTCTTCGTCTGTGAAGTCATCATAGTTTGACCCGGGCGTAATTGCTGACTCAACAGTCGCAACAAACCAATAACCTTTATCTGTTTCAATCCTAAATTGTCTAGCTCGGTTATTATGATATGATGATAGCAGTGCTGATAACATATCATTAATCTGTTGTGTATATTGCGCCCAGAATGTGACTTCATAGCTTGTAATGAAAAACTTAGCCGGGGGCATTTCAATTATTTCAAATATATTTGCACCAAGCTTAGCTTTTATATGTTGACCAGATCTTGTGTCTTCATCTGGCATATGGTCAACCCGTCGGGTTGCCAGTGTTCCGTCGTTAGTACCATCACCTTCGCCTCCAGCCATGTGGGACGGATGATCAGCACTATCTTGAAATTTTAAGTTTCTCTTATTAAGAAGGCGTTGATACTTCGGATCATCCTTACTTAACTTTTTCTTTATAATCGCAGGACCGCCCTGTCCTGGGCCTAACCCTGTATCTGACTGGTTTATCTCGGTTCGCATAATTGAAACCAAGGGAAGAATTAATGCACCAGCTTTATCTCTTAAGGGCTTTTTTCTTCTTAGTACAGCGAAGCGTTCACCAGTAGCAAAAATAACTGGTATTCTATTTATATTATTCTCAAACTCATAAAATAATGGTACATCAACATTAAATAAGTTGAAAAGGGCTCGGTCAACATCCTCAATGGTACATGATGGAAGAAATTCATCAACTGCAACATTTTGTCCGTCGTGGCCGGTTCCCTTCGAAACCTTATCTGCTTTTACTTTATCAAATCTAGTTGACATAGTTCACCTACTCATCTCCGTAGAATGCAGAATCAGTTGTGGAGGTCTGGCCTTTGGAGGATACCTCCTGTGGGCCGCTAATCGGCTCGTCAAGTTTACCATCCTCTTGCAACTGGCGTTTATCCCCAGTCTTTCCTAAGCTATTCTCCTCGGCTCCTCGCTGCTGTACGAACGTTTCTTGTACAGCATCTGGCTCGTCAATTGCTTCTGACGTTGGGCCGAGAGGTTTGACATTAATTTGTCCCTTACGTGCTTGTTTTCCAGTTACCTTATAACCGGTTTGATGTTCAACCTGACCATATACATTCTTATCGGCAATAACTGATGTTATTTCAAAGAATAATTGTCCGTAACTAAAGTAATCACCGCTTTGCACCTTGAAGTCCTTATCTAATAAATCACGTGCGTGCAAATACACCTCGATCGTAGCGGTCTCTTCAGATCCGAACCTGGTTGTCTTAAACGTTTCCGGTTGCCATTCAACTAGTGCGTCTAATTCAACAGGTGGATTGAATACCTTCTCAGGAGCTTCTTCATATACATCATGAACGTTCGTTAGATCTTCACGAATTTTGTAATAGAATATCTTTTGACCTATTACGTCTTTCGTGATCTCTTTCGTTAGATCAGAGATATAATCAATTTCTCTCGGTGTTACAAAAAGTCTCGCCATTCCCTAATTCCTATCCTACAATAATTGCTTTCCCACCAGGGACCGGCATATGACTTAAGATCTTACGCATATTTTCTACAGTCGCAGCCTCATCCTCAATCATTTTGCTGTAAGTTAATCCAGCTAACAATTCTTTGAGTTGCTCTTGCATTTGCGTTTTTTCTTCACGTCCTTGAGTTACCAAGTCCGAGCCATTAAGCTGCAAGTCCCCACCAGGTATGGGAACAGAACCAAACTTTGAACGTACTAAACCTAATAGTTCCTTAGATAAAGCTAAACAGTACTGGCGAATCCACTGGCGGCCCATAGAGTTTATCTTTTCGAACGAAAGGTTTCCATAAGGAACATTCGATAAGTTACTCACGCCGTAAATGGAGTCATCCTGAATATCAGGATTGAATGGGTCGGGGCTGAATGCTACACGGACCCATAATTTTTTTGGGTTATCTGAAGTTGGGGTTGGAAATATTCGAATCTTAGAGCCCATTGTTCTATAGGAATAATTTGATCTCCTAACCCTATTAGATAATTTCATCTGGCCTCCGCGGAGGACATCTTCAAATATTGGTAAAACATAAAACACAGTTTCCGGAGTAAATGACTCAAACGAAAACTCATTGTTTAAGTAATTAATTGCTGATGTAGTATCAAAGAATCGATATTGGGCCTGTGGTGAGTAATGACAGATTTCCATAATCTTCATTTTTGTTTTTGGATCACCTTCCGGAGATTGGAGGCTGTATAGTGTATCACCATCTTCATTAACAAGATCAGTGTACATATCATAATCTTGCTGATTAGTGACCAATTGAATAGATCCTGAATGATTATTATAGGATCCGCCGATACCTGCATCATGTGCATAAGGTGCCGCGCGGCGAAGCATGAACTCAAGGTTCTCCATTGGAAATGTTTGCTCTTTTCCAGATGGCCCTGTGTATTCTACCCTATCTTCACCTTGGCCTGGCTGGCCCTTAACTACTTGCTTAAATGAATCTACGCTCCCTGTTGGTATACCAAGGAGGTTCATCAACTGCGAGGATGCTGCATGCTCATTAATAATACTACTGTATTCTAAAAATGATTCTTCAAAACATGCCCATACTTGCTTCTTGGTTAGCTCAACGCTGAGAATATCATCACCAAGCTTTCTCTTAACAAAGGTCACCATCGAATCGGCTTCTTGTTGAAATGCAATGTCAGCATCAAAGAATCCGAAAGGGGTAGGTGTCAATGTATTTGCAAATGTTGCCATGTTACTTTCTCCAGCTAAGCCCGTTAGACAGTAATAAATATACTGCTCGGATCCAGACATTCCATGCAGTAGTATGGAGCTCGCGAAAAAGTTGAGATGCTTGTGCAAATATTACACACAGGCGCTCAGAAAAAATTTGAAAAAAAATAAAAAAGGCGGGCATTGCTGCCCGCCTCTATAAGTTCTATGTTTAAGCTACAGCTTAAAGAGCCGTAACATTCACAGTGCCTGCATCATATAGTTTACCCCAACCAATTCCTGTTGAGATAAGATATAAACAGTCCTCGTCCGCATTAAATGATGATGAAGAAGAATCACCATTCGGTCCATTGAGGAGTAATGTAATGGTGCCAGCGCCATCTTGACGAATTAGCTTCTTTGTACCGGCAGCTGCATCAGCTAGAGTACATGTGCATGTTGCGCCTCCATCGTTACTAATGATCGACGTTCCAAATGTTTGTAACGCACTGCCATTATCACCGGTACCATCAGAAAGTGAAACTGTCCAGTCATCTTCTCCGTCGCCAAGCTTGCGTAGATCACCATGACCGACAACATCAGCACCGGTACCATGGGCAGAACTAACACTACCAATTGGTAAAACAGTAATAGTTAAATTTCCTGCACCGTCATTTGCAATTGAAAACTTTCCATTAACTGAATCAGCACCGAGATCAGCTACCTCGGCAGCATCATCTCCGTTATCATCTGCAGGTCCAAGGACCGCAGTACAGACAAGCGTCTCGCCGTCAGTTGCAGTCGCTGTGACACTATAATTTAATCCACCACCATTATTGGCATCTGTAAGACGGGCCTCAATAGCATTTGCAACCTTCGCATTGGTATTAAGCTCGTCACCAGCATGCGACTCACTAATTCGAATACTATTAGCAGCCGTTAGTCCAAATGGTGCTGGATCAGTTGTGCCTGCCTCACCACCATCAAACCATACATAAAATCTTTCATCGGGGGTTGCGATCATAAAGTATTTTCCCGTGATATCAACGACAGTGGAATCAGTTACGTCGGCACTGTCGATAACATCTGGAGATACGGTAATTACTACATTACCCTCTAGAGTCTCGGACTCTGTTGAAATTGCAGCGTCATTCACCTGAAAACCAGAACCAGCTTCCTGGAGAATGCCTTTTGCATTATTAAAAGTTACCTTAGGCATTTTTTTTCTCCTTTATACTAGTTTAATTAGGTTCCAGCGTTTTCTTCGCCAACTACTGCCCAGTCAGTACCAACCCAGATCATATGAACAAAGTCTCCAACTGTGTCTAAAACACCAGCGCCTTTGTTTCCACCTGCGGAGGCAACCTGTACATCATCGCCACCGTTGCCTTTAACGGCTAAAATTACCGTCTTCATCTGGCCTTCGCTGGTACCATTAGACACAGTTACCGTATTTGTGCCGGCGGAGCCATCGGTAGTTACATTAGTAATACCAAACGCCGCGGCGGTACCAGCGGCACCTGCGCATGTGACAGCTTCAATTTCTTCTAAAATAGGGGCGTCGTTAACCTGAAAACCGGTTCCCGACTCTACAACCAATCCTCTGGTTGAGTCATAAGTTACTTTTGCCATGATCTTTCTCCTTTTTGCATTGCATGATTCCGAAGCGCTGGCAAGTCAGCTGATCAAAAATGCTCCGGGCCTACTATTATGTATTGCAAGCAAATATAAACTGATCCATGTATATTGTATCACGGGTTTATCTTTTTTGCACGAAATAAAAAAAAGGGGCAGTCCGAAGACTGCCCCTTAGTAATAAAGACTAACCCGTTCAGATTAGATGACGTTCATATCCAATACGGTAACAGTACCGTAGAAGTCGGAACGAACCATCTTCTTACCGTAGCGAGTCATGACACCCTTACGTGGGGTGAAGTCCTCTGGCTGGAAGATAGTTGGGGTAACAATGAGTGGTACGTACGGAGCGTAAACATAACCAGTCTCAAGATAACTGCCACCCTTATATCCAACAAGGATCTTGTTGCGTGGGAAGTATGGGTCCTTGTAAACCGTAAAACGATTTGAAAGGGTACCAACCTTATCCGCGCCGATTGTCATCGGGGAACCGACCTGTCCCTCACCATCAAGGCTGTAGGAAGGTCTGTACATTACTGAAGACTCAAGGATCGTAGCAACATCAGGTCCAACGACGATGAAGTTTGCAGAACCACGGAGAGTCTTGCGGTGAATTGTGTTAGCGGCGTCAATAACTGTCTCAGTAAGAGTCTCATACCACTCGCGAACCGTACCGGTAAAGGCAGGGCCAGGAGTTAGTGAAGACGTACTGGAAACTTCAGCGCCGGTTTCCTTGTTAACAAACTTACCAGGTGAACGTGACCAATAAAGGTTAGCGCCATTACCCTGGAGGAGTAAGTCATTAAGGATTTCGCGATCGATCTCAAGAGCAATCTGCTCAGAAAGAATCTGTGTAAGCTCAACCTCAGCGTCTAAGCTGTGATAAGCGTTAAGATCCTGTGCAAGCTCTGGGGACCACTTGGCCTTGAGCTTACGGGACTGAGCTGTTACTGCAAGAGCTTCAATCTTAATATCGATTTCTGGAATTGAATTCCGACCGTCTTCGCCATCACCTTCCATGGAAGGAATAACTAAAGTATCGCCTTGCGCATCATCAACGTTAAGTGCAGAAGAAACGACGTGGGAAAGATTAAGGTCCTGACTGTTATCAGTAGTTGTCTCAAGCCACTTTGCATCTTCCGTAGCCTGCTTAACGATCATCTTAACAACTAGCTCACCAGTTTGAGGTGCGGCCGCGGCAGTGGAAGCTCGGGCTGCAAATGCATTTGGTGTGAACGTTTCAGCAACAGTATCTAATACGCCAAGCTCATTGAGACGACGAAGGTTTCTAGCAGAACCTGCCTGCATTCCAGATGGAACGTTTTCAGCTGTTGATGTAGAAACTGTACCAACAAGACTTAGGGCCTTGATTGCAGATGTATCTAGATTTACAATACTAGCAGGTAGTGGAACATAAACATCAGTCCAAAACTCGCCATCTTCATCAATACGCTTGGTAAGCTCAGGATCGAACATCAGAAGACGTCCACCAGCTCCAGACGTAGCGAGAGAAGCACCATCATCAGCTAATCCCTGGCGAGGAACTAGTACTGTGGCGGCATCGAGAGTATCAGAAACAGGAAACTCGTCCGCTTCCGTACCCTGGGTTCTGGTTGCATTTTGATGCTTTCTAGAATAACTTGAACCAGCAAGATCAAACTGTCCACCGGATCCAAGGGAACCACTCTGGACACCCTTACCAGCTGGACCGTTATAAAGGGACTCAGCAGCTTCTGCAACTCCACCCTGAGCTGTACCATAAGTATAGTCAAGATAGAAAAGCAATCCGGAAGGAAGGCTCATTGGCTGTACGCTGATTAAGTCATTGGCAATAAGACCACCAAAAACTCGGCGAACGATTGGGAAAGCTACGTTGGAAAAACCACGAACCTTACCAGCATCACCCATAGCATCATTACCAAGTACACTCGCCTCGCGAAGTACCTGTGATGCCTGGTTCTCTAATAAACAAGCCATGTTCTCACGATTTACACCGTTAAGACCACGGAGAAGCCCTGTGCGGCTCCACTTTTCAACCAACCGTCGGTTCTGAGTGCCGAGATGACGTGCTCTGATGCCTTCGGTTAGCTGTTCTAAACTAAAAGAATTTGACATTTTGTAATCTCCTTATTGATTAATATCGTTGTGTCAAAACTGGGTACGATAACTTACTTGCCATCGATTCCAGCAAGTACTGCCCAACGATCTACCTCAACTCCACTCTTGGCCGCAGCAGCGGACCGGGTTGATTTGGAAGATGAGCCACCGCGCAGTGCGCGACTCTCAGTTAAAGAACGACCAGACTTGGTGCTCTTCTTGAGAGAAGCAGTGAGGCTCTGATATAGCAACTTGGCTTCCCTAAGCGTCTTAGCCTTATCAAGGGCCTCAACAATGGCACGCTGTTGCTTTGGCGTAACATTACGGTTTTGCATAAGCTTATTTGCATAAAGCAGCTTAGCGTTAAACAAGTTCATCTCAGTAAGTTGAGTGCGGAGGGAACCAACCGCTTTCTTATATTCAACTAACTGGCGAGAAAGAGCTCGACTCTTGCGGCTCTCATTTACTCGACGACCTCTTGTATTTCTACGATTTCTTGCGGCGCGACGACGACGATAGCTCTCTGGCATCGCGTCTCCACCAGCTGGACGGCCACCAGCATCTGGACTTGGTGCATCACCAAGCTCATCAGCCAATGCATTGAGAAGGGAATCTTCATCGACATCTACAAACATGTCACCCTCTGCATCACCATCACCAAAATTGTCAAGAACAGCGGCATCGACGCCTTCTGCTTCTTGAATTCTCTGCCGGCGCATACGTTGAAGTTCACGACGTAGCATTGTTTCGCTAATCTCTACGATTTCGTCATCGTCAGAAACTGCAACATCAACAGAGATATCCCCGTCGCTCTCAAGGGCAAACTCTTCTTCGCCACCCTCTTCTGCGCCGGCATCCATCTCTTCGCCGCCTTCTTCACCCTCTTCACCGGGTTCTTCAATTGATAATTCTAAATCTAGATCACCAAGGAGCGCTTCTAGCTCCTCGGCCTCTTCCTCATCAGCTGGTGCTAAAACTACTTGAGCATCAACTTCTTCGAGTTCTTCCTTACCGTCTTCTTTCTCTTCAGCCTCAAATAGGTTCAGAACGCTAAAGAGGTCCTTTTTATTATAAGCCATGTGCTTCATCTCCTTAAGTATAGATCGTGCTCGCCTACGAAGGCCGAATTTATCGGACTCTCCTTCAGTAAGTATTGCATCATTGTACAAACTGAATGCTTCCCTGAGCAATGCCGTATAGTTTTTACGGATAATTGCCTGTTGGGAAGGTTGTAGATTGTTAATATTCAAACGCTCAAAAATTCGGCTCAGCTTTCGAACGTTCTTTTCTAGATGCTGAATTCTCTTCAGCTTAGTTGATGCCTTCCGCTCATTTTGCAAAAGACTAGTTAAAGCTTCCGCCATTTGTTGGCTTAGGAGAATATCATCATCCTCCCCACCAGCTTCGGCATCGCCTACGTGAAGATCAACGCTTCCAGTGTCTACAACGACTGAACCATCTGCACCAATCTCTACATCCATATCGGCACCAGCTGGTACGCTAACAGTAGGTTGGGTTGATCCACCCCCTAATGCCATATCAGCTGGTTCCGCAAGTGCTGCTCCCCCGGAGGCCATGGCATCTAAATCTAATGTCATTGGTTCCTCAACGGCCGGGGCTTCACCCTCAATATCTGCACTCTCATCTTCTGGGGCACCTAAATCAGCTAAGTCTTCATCAGACATTTCTAAACCAAGTGCTTCTTCATTTAATAGTTCTCTCTCAATAAGAGCTCTAATCTTTGGAGTCACAGCATTAATAATTTTGTTCTTTGCATTTTGCTCAGCCATCTCTCTTAGTTGCCTGGCTTCTGCAATAGCTTCTTGATAAAGGTTTGTTCCCATGCTTATCTCACCTTGAAATGCTAGTTCATAAATATATCGCTGGGTGTAAAAGTTACATACCAGCGTGCATCATTTATTATATGTATTCTCATCGAATCGACAGTTCCACAGACATTCTCAAGATTTTTTAGTGTTTGCGCTTTCATTTATTATCCTAACAGTATCCACTATAAGCATGAATTTGTAAATTTAATCTTGTTTCCTAAGTCTTTCTTTCTCTTGTTCGCCATGAATTGCATTAATTAGTTGTCTTAATCTTAACATTACATCGTCTTCCGTCGGAGGTATATCATTAATTTCATATGCCGGCAATTCTTTAATGCCTGTGGCCATAGGAGGGGGGCTTAAAGAGTACCCATGTTTGGTACCATAAGAAATATCTCCGGATGTTCTGGAAGGATACTCAGGGCCTGCATGGTGGTGTCCGGAAACAGAACCACCCAATGCAACTTCTCTTCCTTTATATAGATCTGGAATTGGTACCATGCTATTTTTAGCTATGTTGATCCCTTCGCCTATCTTTGTGTTTCCTGCAGCAAAATAAAAGGGATTGTTTTTTCTATCTGACATATAGTCTGTCACATGGTAACCTAAGTTTGTTTTCTTAACAAACGCATCTAAATCATCATCATCTATCTGATCTTCAATTTCTTCATGCTGATCAGGTGTAACATACGGAAACTCATCATGTTGCATTTTTGGCACATGAAATTCAGGCTCGAGGCGCCCATACCCCAAGCCTTTCCTATCATCATAATTACTTTTGACAGCCGTAGTAGGCCTTTTGGCTAAATAATTTCCAGACATTTATATGCCTTAGCTGCCGCTATAAGATCCAACAGAGCCTTTATGACTCTTTCCTAAAATATATTTTTTGACCTTATGGGCAGATTGTTGCTTTGATGATGACATTGGATCCAGCGCAGAACCTTCACCGATATAGGGAGGTCGTGACACCTTATTTTTTTCCATGTCATCAGGTGGATCTGGTTGATCGGAGGGATTTACACTTCCTGTACCAGGACTAGCTGGGTTTGGCATATGGGGTGAACCAGGCAACCCACCGGCACCGGTTTCAACCTCAGCGATAACTGGTGGCTTTAACTTATCAGGGCCTTTGTCATAATCCCTATTAAATGAAGAAAAGCAATAACCATTATCAACGACACCATCTAGTACTTTTTCTTGGAATTGTGCTTGAACAGATTCCCGGGTCATCGACCCATCATGAATCGGTGACCCGGGAAAAGATGCCTCAAGGGATTTCGTGTTTGAGCGTGAAAGCTCACTCACTCCACCTAATTTGCCATTTCCACCAGCTGGTGGGTTAACCGTATTTTGATTATGGGTTGGCATATTAGGTTACCTTAACTTAAGATGGATTTGATTTACCTAAGCCGTAATCACCAAGTGTGTGAGTTGAAATAGCCTCGGAAGACTTTTTCGGGCTTAGTTGTGAACCAACGCCAGTTCCCCATGTGTCTCCAGCTTTTTCACCATAACCATCTGGTGGATCTTGCTGATCGGCGGGGTTCTGACTTCCAGGACCAGGTGAAGTTGGGTTTGGTACCCAGGCGCTAGCAGGAAGTCCGCCACCGCCGGTTTCAACATCACCATACTCTGGAGCATCAACGTAGTCTCTATTTAAGATACCAAAAGTGTGACCTGCATCATTAACTTCTCCATCAAGACAAAGCTCCTGGAATTGTTCTTTAATGCTATCAATTGTCATATCAGACGAATGAATAGGAGAGGCAGCATAAATAGATGACATTTGTTTACTGTCGTGACGACCCTTGTCTTTATTTGAGACAACTGACTTCACAGTTACTTGCTTATGAGTTGGCATAATTTAACTCCTTATAGAATTATCGCCGGCGCCTTGTTGGTGATCTGCGAGCAGATCTAACAATGCGACCACGAAGCTTCTTTTTAGCTTCATTTACTTTACGTAACTTTCTCTTCAACTTGCCTTCCTCAATTTTGAGTGCAGCCATAATATCGATATCTTTCGCGATGGTGTCTGCTTCTTCACCGGCTTCTACTTCTTCAGCGGCTACCTTAGCAGGATCATCAATGCCGGCCTCAATTGGGTCGGATTCTTTTAGCATTCTAGCTTTTTCTTCTAAAACCAAGCGCCGTAGCATTCTTGGGGTAAGTCTTTTAACTCGTCTGGACATGATTATAAACTCCTATTCATAATATTTACGAATCCATTATACATATTTCGCTTAAGCAGATTTTGACCTCTGTTTTAAGGCATTGTTTTCTTTTCAGTAAAAGCTAAGTCAGCCCATCGGCCGGCAGCATCACCAAATAAGTCACCTAAATCATCAGGCGTAGATTTTTCATTTACTAAATTAGTTCTTGGAGAAACCTGCGGGTTGGTCTCTCCGCTTAATTGTTCCTGCAACGTTGTCATTGCTGTATCTCTAAAAATACTTGTCATTATCGGATCGTTCGTAAGTCCTGATACTGCACTATCAACCGCTGCAGTAAACTTATCCTGTGCTGGCTCACGTGTCTCAACTAATGAAGGTACCCTGGGTTGGTGTGATTTTGCCTTCTTTCTTGGAGAAGAAGAATCATGAAGAAGACCCTCGGCTAATATTTCCATAAGGCACTCTTTGACAATGCCTTTAAGTTGATCTCTAGATACTTTCGCCACTTTAAACTATCCTATGATGTAATTGTGAATATATCATTATCGGCATTACTCCAATCCGGGCACTGGTCTGATTGAATACCTGTCAACTCAGCAACAACATTAACTGCAGTAGCTGTTCCGGGAACTATTACTACGGACAACGAAGTCGCCAAAACCTCAAAACGCTGTGGGACATTTTCAATTAAAGGATAAGGATCCTGATCTGTATTATTGAAATCGATTGTAGCACCTGTGCCATCTGTAACTACGGTAATCGCCCTGGTTACTCGAGTAAAGGTAATTGTTTCCCCATTGGATAACGATGCAGCAGCCGGCATGCCAGAAATTTGATATTGAGCAGCTGAGTTTAGAGCTGGCTTGGGCCAGTTGTGCATTCGAGGGGCTGCCTGCTGGCCATCCGGCATATCATCTGCAGTCCTATCTTTATCATAATATGACATTCTTATTTCTCCCAATCCAATATATCATTAAATAATCTATCAATTCTATCGGACTTGTTAAAATGCTTGCGTAAATCCTTTTGTGATATCGACTTACCTTCTGCCATCATGAATGCTCCAGGAGTAGAAGGTTCTGAAACGAAATCCCAACAAATAAGTTGAAAGTCATCTTGAACTACATCATAGTCACCTTCATTCTTTGTCGATCCTACTCCTCTAGATGAAATCCCCAACGTAACGCCAGACTCAACAAGGCTTTGTAAAATTTTTCCACAAGGAGTATCAAGCAACTCAACATTGCCATAACATACTCCTCCGTCCATCCATGCCTCCCTAACAATATGGGAAACATTTTTTAGTTCAACAACAGAAGAGTCAGGATGATCACATTCGCCCAATGCTCTATTCTCACGAATGAACTTTTGATAATTGCGAACTTCTCTTTCTAAAATCGGAAGAGGATAAACTCGCCCATTCTGGTTTAAGGTGTCTGCTTTTTGCAGAATACCTTTCATCACAATTTTTCCACCATTTTTTTCTTTTGACTCTTGGATCATTTCCTTTGTATACTCAAAGGGGGTCCATGCCGTAAGTAACTTACTCATCTTCAGACTCCATAATTTCTGACTTAAGTTGGGAGACCAATAAAAATCTAGAGACGGTATTGTCATCCACTGCGCCAGTATCCAACATAGATACTACACTCTGCACCTTATTCATCTTTTCATTTAAGATTTCATTTTTGCAGTTATTAGCGTATAGTTCTAACTCGATTGATAAGCTGGACTTCAATTCATTTAGATAGCCCTTAAACTCTCTTGTCTCACCATGTTGAGTACTAAATACATACTCCTTAATAAGAGTTTGTTGCTCATCATTTAGCTGTTGACCGTAGCGCTTATTAAATTTTTCTGTCATCAATCTAACAGTTAGCGCACTAACATCATCATCATGAAAAACCTCAAGAGGTTCATCCTTCTTTTCGGTTAATAGCATATTACAAACTTTATTTTCATAATCTGCGATGCGAGAAATATTCGGGCGGCCAGATGATCTCCAGTCATTTAGTAGCGTCTGAATCGTTGCATATTCACGATATTCTTTAATTCTTTGATTATAGAATCCAGGATCTGAAAGTGAATAATTTATATCCTTAATCAATGCTGCTTTTTCTTTTCGTAATTCTGTTGAATTAAAGTCAACAGCAGCCCTTTTAGCTTCTTGAAGAATTCGAACTGCTAAAGACTCCTTATCAACTGATGTTTTTACAAGCGCATTAAATAGCCTGAATTCTCTATACAGTTGAGTACCAGGCTGAAAGTGTTTCCTTATAATGCCTAATGCCTGCTTATATTTTTCGGTCTCATCGCTAATTAATGACTCAGCCATTGTTCGCAAAAGCTGCTCATAGATAATACCGACATTTCTTTTTTTATTGTGAGACTTACTCATTTATTCAATATCCTCTTGATTATCCAGCGTTATCTCTAGTTCAATACCTTCATCCAGATCATCATGATTTTCTACGATCATACGTTTACTAGTATTACCTATGGCGCTAGATAGATTACTTAAAGTAGATTCTATCTCTCTTGTCATTCTAGAATGTTGTTGTATCTTATTATCTAAGAAATCATCCATTCCAGGAATAGACTGCCGGGTGGAAGTGGCATTTTCCCTAAAGGGATCTTTAAAGAAGTCTCCATCAAACGGCTTATTCATCGAATCTTGTGTTCTAGCAGATTTCCCAACTGACGTCATACTAAGAAAATCTGGCATGTGAGTTGAATCAGCCCCAAAACGTACCTTCCGAGATCTCTTTATCGGTTCTCCAAAAGCATTACGAATTTGATTTTGTGCGCGCGCTGGTGCATCCTCATCATCGATTGATAAGATATGTACATGATCATCGTCATCGGAGTCATCATCATCATCGGAATCACCATCGTCATCGCTAGCTGGAAGTGCAGTCAATAACTCACCGGATGTATAGTCAGCGGCAAATAGATCTTCTCCTCCACCGGCATCTTCTTCTCCTCCACCAGCATCGTCACCGCCACCGCCGAAGAGGTCACCCCCTCCGCCACCACCAGCGTCACCACCAGCATCGCCACCCGGCGCTTGGGTTGCCTCAATTTCAAGATCAACAATCTTATCTTCTCGTTTGCCGTCTTCGATCAATCTAATCTCTTCGTCTGTTAAGCCCATTACATTCTTTCTAATCCATCGGCGATCGACCATTCCTTCAGGCGCAGTACCAGCAATCTCAAACCTGGCACGGATTAGTTCTAGCTTTTGCTGTTGTGCAACAGACGACGGGTTTGAAAGTTGCAAGTCAAAATCTAGTAAATCATCACCATCATACCCATGAGAAAACAAGTGGATCATCGCGAGCTTGTTAAGTTCTGATATTACAGTTTTTTGAATTCTTTGAATCGTTCTTGAAAACCTAATATCTTCCTGGGCTAACGTTGCCTTAGATCCGATCTCTTCATCATACCCAAGGTACGCTCGAGGAATTTTTAATGCAGCAAATAATTTCTTTTGAATGTACTCTACATCTTCAATCGCAGTAGTATTCTGTCCACCAGCTAGTGTATCAATCTTCGTACCGGACTCACCGCCTCGAACTGGAAGGAAATAATCTTCATCTACCGAAAGAGGATTATACCTTAAATCTACGCGGCCGGTGTCCTTATCAACAACAGCTGAACGCTTTAAGCTAGTCTGAGCCTGCTCCAAATACTCTGCAACATTCTCTGGTGGTACATTACCAACGTCAATGTAAAATACCCGTCGTTCAGGCGCGCGAATAACACGATAAACCAACATGGCATCTTCAATCAAGATTAATTGGCGCCAAATCCGACGTGCTGGTTCCAGCACTGAGGATCCATATGGTAAAAATGCATCATTACCCAAAAGGCGAAAATGCGCAACCTGCCAGTTTTCTAAAATTTGATTACCTTGAGTAATCCACCTAAAACGTACTGCGGCTGGATCTTCTGGATCAAAACCTTCTTCCCTCTCCATCTCAGAGATCGGAACAGGAAATGCATTAATAATTCCATACTCAGGTGATACATCTGTGCATAAAAAGAAGTCCCCATACTTACATAAATTTCTTACCCACATCGTTAGATTAAACTCTGTGTTTAGAGTATCATAGAATAAAATTTCTAAAAGCTCTTTAATCTTTCTGTTGTCTGAATGTATATGAAGATTGATGCCTTTCTCATTAACGGATGTCGTTTCTTCGGAGTAGATATCTAGTGCTGCTGAAATTTCTGGCGTCGCCTCCATCTCGCTAAAGTCACTATACCTTGACATTCTATCAAATGACCCGTATGTACTTAGGGTATTATTGTAAAGGTCGTTATGTGCCTTCCCAAACATTTGCATTGATGAAACAGGAGATGGTTCATCAAACCCACGCACTCGCCGCTTGATCTGCGGGCCCGCTCTAAAAAGCTGGGTTAAGCGCTGGAATAAGTTTGGGTTCTTTTTTCTTTTTGGCATCTTATCCTCTTTTCACCAATTAATATTAACTTACAAATATAAAAAATAAATTTACTTATCATCCAGTAACCAAGAAAAATCGCCATATGGATTCTCCTTGTCGTCTGGTGCTACATCACTTTGCTCTAGTATACGCGGCTTATACGGGTTCTCTGCATAACGTGCCTGTTTTGGAAGAGTCGAGTCTTGAAACGTATTTCTATTTACTGCAAATGCATTTAACATTGCCTGATTAATATCAACTGACTGTTTGTTATGATTCGGAGAAGTATCATATAACCAAACACCGATGGCCAAGGCCATGACTAGATCATCATTCTGTCCTTTTTGGGCCTGGGCCTTATTACCTTTCCAGACAAAAGTCTTAAGTTCCGTATATAACCGGTCTGAATATACTTTCACATGGTTATTTCGTAATACCTCCTCAAGCTTGGTTATTATCTGCGCCCTTGATTGTCCGGATGTTGTAAATCCAGCCTTGTGGATATTACTCTCCCCAGAATACATTGCTGCATAGCGATCACGTTCTTTTTTGTAATATAGATTAGGGTATCCAAGCTCAATAAGCTTCATTATCACAGCATAGCCATATGTGTTATTTTCTGGACATACAAGGGCTTTTCCATATCTCATCCCTGCTTCATTTAATAATATTGCAAACTGATCAGGGGGAATTTTGCCTTTATACTCTGCCACAATCTCAGACTCGTTTGTATCAATAACATGAAAAGCAGAATAATCCCCTGCATCACCTCGAGCAATATCAGCAGAAATAATATACTTGTGTGATGACAAGGCATATTTCCAAACCCAGACTCCCATGTCCGGACCCCATTTCTCTAATGGGTTTCTAACTTGCGTCCTAATTCTCTCAATATGCTCGGCCTGTAAGAACGTGTCACCAGAAGCAGCAAAGTCGCATAGTAGCTCTTGTGCAATCTGCTTCTGCGTTAAGTTCTTACTTTCATTCTCAAACCACTCATCACTTCGTTCAGGGTGCACATCCCACGGAAGCTTAATTGGGTTAAACTCATTTTCACCGGCTGCAGCCTTCATATACAAATCATAATACTGGCCACCAACACCGTTAGGGGTCGAAAGCACGATTGCACGACCACCGGTAGATAGCGTAGGGTACAACCCCATCCATAACTCATCGAAGTTCCGAACGAAAGCAGCCTCATCGACAATCAGTAACGTTAATGCTTCCGAACGGCCTGCATCCTCTGATGTTGGTATAGCCTTAATGGATGACCCATTCGAGAATTCTACTGATTGCTTATTGTTGCTAGTAATTTCTGGCAAAACTAACCATGGAGGAAGCCCTTTGAGTGCTACTTTCACTTTCTTAATAAAGTTCATAGCAACACTTAACTTAGTAGCAATAACAAGGATATTCTTGTCTTTATAAAAAATAGCCAACCAAACAGCATATGCAGCAGATAAGGTAGAAATACCTAGCTGCCGAGACTTCAGGATGACATTAAAACGATTAGCAACAAAATCGTCAATGCAGTCATTTTGAAAATCGAAAGTAGCAAAAGGGATTAATCCCTTCGTGGGGTGTTGAATCTTTACAAACTTATTGAAAAAATACTTTGGATCCTTACCACACTTTACAATCTCTTTTACCTGGCGCTGTTTCTGTGTGATGGCCATTTTTTATTGCACTCTTAAACTACAGTTCCTACGATATATCGCAATTCGGCGAGGGTTATGCACTGATAATGATATTAGCTCAATATCATCTAGATTACTAACCTCTTCTAGCTTAAGGGCACTGCCCGCAACTTCCTTATACCGCTTCTTGGTTGCATCAACCTTAGCGGAAATAATTTGAATCGACTCATCTACTAGCCGATCTACCTGCTGGCGTAACGATTGCTCAGAAGCAAAATGAACAACTGTCTGAAACTTAATAAGAAGTTGGCCATTGGCAATTTCGCATGTTAGCGACCTTGTGCCATCGCCACTGCTCTTACCCCAAGTGTAGTTTACAACATCATCTAATTGATTTAATACGTCTTTTGAAATCATGATTTATCTCCTGGATATCCTCCCTATCTAAATATCTTGATAGCGAACTATTTGACCTGATAGATGAAAGAAGGATAGTCATTTCTCCTGTTTATCTCATTTATTATTGTCTGGGGTTCTGGTCTCCACCCGCTAGACCATTCATCACTATTGGGTATAGCCCACATATTCTCACACTCGACACAACAGCTATTCCTACGAAAAGACAACACATCATCATGATCTTTCATAAGCTGTTGGCAGACCGGACAATCTAAAGGTACTACCGGTGGTGGCGAATTAGGGATAATAACAGAATAATGTTTTGCCTTCATTAATCTTCTATCACCCGGTAAATCTTTCCAGTTATCCACTTAATGCCTCCGCACCTGCACATTGGATTAACGAGTTTTTGCCATGCTGCCGAATATCAAGAACAACATCAACAATGTCCTTGACACCATCAACATGAGATATAACTAATATATTCCTGAACCATCGCTTAAGTGATATCAATAATCGATTACATGCTTCAACATTCATAGCATCCAGAGCACCAAAGCCTTCATCAATAACTAGTAAGTTCGTTTTTGGAAGTGAACTAATATTAATTAATGCAACACGAATGGCTAATGATGCCATCATCTTCTCCATACCAGAACCACATTCAATAATACGGCGGGAATCTCCATAGTTTATGAAAATATCCATGGCATTGCTATTCGACTCTGCTTCAAGCTCAACAGTAAACCCAACAACATCCTGAAGAATCTTGGAAATCTCTGAGTTGATAATTGGTAACTGTGATGTAATAATCTGGAGTGGGATTCCCTTCTTCGAAACTGCATTCATGAATAATTCATAAATTTTCCATTGAGACATTAAATCTTTAAACTCGTCTCTTTCTTTCTCTAGCCTGGCAACTTCGGAGGTTAACAAGCCAATGGACTCAGATAGGCTCATTCGCTGCGAGTCAAGCTCGGAAACATTTCTCTTAATATCATTAATCTTCTTTTTAATTAAGCTAACCTCTTCAGCGATAGAACCATCGCTTATTCTTAGCTTCATATCATTTAGCAACTTCTCATCTTCAAGGATAAGTGACTTTACAGTCGTAATCTCTGTAGAAAGTGAGTGTAAGTTAACAGCCATCTCAGACGATTCAATCTTAAGCTCAGACTCCTTGACAAGAATTGAATCATATTTCTCTAACTTCTCAACTAGGCCCTCTTTGACCAATACCTTAATCGATTTTCTAGTAGCTCGGACACTGTCAAGTAAAGCATCTGCTTTTTCTTTTTGTTTCTCAAGAAGCTTATTATGCTTGTCAGATTGCTTTACGTATTGGCATGTTGGTAAGTGCTCAAAACAATCACAGGGCTCGAGCTTCTTTGCTAGCTTCTTTTTACTATCCAATAACTGTTTTTCAAGATCCCGTTGGTGTTCAAGATCCCGTAAGGTCTTTTCTAGATCTCGCTGAACCTCAAGCCTTTCCCTTAATTCATCAACAGGAAACTGTTCCTTAATCTGGTTAATCTTCTCGACCCTAATATTAATTTCATCAAACTCATGGCTAGCTTGGGCATGCCTATCAACTAAATCTTCTAATCTAGATCTAGACTTTTGCAGCTTCCTTTGATGTTCAGATACATCTTCTGACGTCACCATATCTTTATGCTTATGGGTTGCCAATGATACAGTTAGATCTTGTAACTTCTTTCTCTTTATTGACAACTCATTATCAATTTCATCACGCTCATTACTCTTTCTACCCATTGTCATATTAGACTGCATAATTAAGTGGTCCCATTCATGATCCGGGGCGTTCTTAATCAATGCCTTAATATGGGCAGAATCGTTAGACGCAGCACTCAACATTTCTTCAAACATGTTTAAGTTTAAGAAATTTGTCAAAACAGCTTTTCGCTGAGTTGCTTTATATTTGATGAAATTATTCATCTCTCCCTGGCTAGCCATTGATGTTAATAAGAAATCATCAGATGTTCCCACTAGTTTCCGGATGATCTTCTCAGTCTCAGTACGTTGCGAGCCACTGAGATCCTGGGTAACATTCCCATTTTCATCAATCTTAAATAAGTTAAGATGGGTTACAGCATGAAGTTTTCCTGCCCTGGTCTCATGCTTCGTTGATTGCCTTTCAATTCTATATAATTGCCCATTAATTGACATATCAACAGAGCCCTGGCAGTATCCTTTTCTAGAGTTGATAATATGAAGATTTTTAATCGATCCCCTATCCGTAGTATTGAATAGAGTATACATTAATGATCCAGGAATAGAAGACTTTCCCGACCGGTTAGGACCGAATAGACCGATGATACCACTGAGGTCATCAAAGTTAATATAGTTCCCCTTCCCGTATGAAAATGTATTATCAAACCGGAAGTTTTTTACAGACCACTTAACGTTTCTAGCAGCATCACCATTGGATATCTGGGGTACATACTTGTTAATTAAGTCGTCTAATGAATCCCACTCGCTATCGTCTAAATCAATCTCAGAATAATATTCTCTCATTAATTTAGAGTGTGTCTTTGCATCACGTAGATCATCCTTAAAAAGCTCGCCGTCGCCAATCTTAATAACAGATGTATTTTCGACGTCGATATCATTCTTATAGACAATCTCTGTAGCATCCTTGAACTCTTTAAGAGCTGAGTGAAGTTGTTTTATTTCATGTTGCGATAATTGTTGATTTGTTCGGACCCTAAATCTAGATCCATCCGGATACTTCTCTGCTTCATCAAGCGTAGTTTGTACATCGTCAACCCAATCAATCGTAACAAATGGCTTTGAATGAGGAATCTGGTAAAATGTTGATCTAAAGTTATCTTTATCTTCAATTTCCCAAAATAGAAAACCCTTTCCTGGATCTTCTCCATAATTTTGCTGGATAGTTGAACCAGGATATGCGATTCTTTTTTCATGATCAAGATATTGAAGCTTGTGAATGTCACCTAAGAACGTAAACTCATAATCCTTAAAGAACTCTACGTTAACTTCACCCTCAATCTTCCAGTTGATATCTGTATGAGAACCCTCAACCCCACCATGAAATGTAGCAATGTTAATCTCCCCAGGTACTGGCTCAACTTCATCCCATGTATCCATATCAAAACATGAAAATACCGCCCAATTAAACCCAGGTACTCCGACTGGGTATGTGCCAGATTTCTTGTATAGGAATAAACGAGGATTATCTAAAGCATTGATAATAGGGCTAATCGCATCCTGCCTATCCTTATTCATCATTAGGCCGTCATGATTGCCTAAGATGATATGGGTAGGTGCAATCTCTGCTAATCCGGTAAACCACCAGTTCAAAATATCAATTAGCTCAGGTGAAATGCCTTGTGTCTTTGAGTGAACAATGTCCCCACCCACAAAGATTGCATCAGGTTCTAAACTTTTAGCTTTCTCAAAGAAAGCTTGAAACGATTCTCGATACTCATCGTGCCTGGTTAAGCCTCTAAAATGAATATCTGATATATGGACACACTTAAAACTCATTCAATTCCCAACTTATAACAATGATCCGCTTTTGATCGAGTCAATTAGATGATACAATCTATCTGTCGACTTCCACGGTTTGGCCATTTTTTTAGCATGTAGAAATTCTAATTTACTCATCTCCCCTACATCGCTAAATGGACCGAGGCCCAAGACCCTTACCTTAATCCCATAAGATGATAATAGCTTACAATACTTCTGCGTCTTATCATTCATATCAGAATCAAGGGCTAACAAAACAGGCGTTCTATTCTTTATAATTTTTTGAAATATTGCATACTCTTCTGAGAAGTGTGAACCCAACAAACAAGTTGCATTACTATCACATTTCGTAAGATCCATTGGCCCTTCAACTAGAGTAACCTCTTTAGACCAGTCAATGTTTATCTCATTAAAGATAACATTTTTCTTTGAAACCTTAGCATTTAGATATTTCATCTTGCTCTCATCGTCATCAATTGTTCTTGCGACAAAATAATTTAGATCACCAACCTCATTAAATGAAGGCATAATGAGACGCCTACGAAATTTCCCCTTGGTGCACGTTCCTAACTTAAAATACCAAAAGTCTCTATTAGTTAGGTTTCTTTCTCGTGCATACCGAATAGTCTTCTGTACATCCGGATCCTTCGAAGAGATACTGGTAGCTAATAGCTTAAACCCTTCAGGCGGAATAACGATCTCTTCTTCCTGCACATCAATCGTAGTTAGCTTTCTTTTTCCGGCAAATTTATTTTCATATTCATGAAGATGGCCAGGGAAGTATTTACGCAACAAATTATGTAATGTTCTGCCCCTAAGATCACAAACCCAACAATGAAATTGATCGCTATCTGCTTTAATTGTTAGCTTCTTCTTCGAGGACACACCGTAAGAGCCACACTTTTGGTTAGGGCAGCACACAGCTACATTGAGGCCGTCGGAACCAATTACACATGTTCCAAAAACCTTGTTCAAAAACCTAACTTTGTCGCTCACAGTAGACATCTTAATATAGTATACCCAGTGAACATACAAGTGTTCATTTTGATGAAAATATTGTTGAATTTTTATTTTACAACTAATCTTGCTGTAGATCAGTCAACTTTGAGCCGGCTCGGGCAATCACAAAAGCATCAGCAGCGTCAAAACAGCCTGGCTCTAAAATATTTTGCCCCTTTCGAGGACCAGACTTAAGTACCTTTTCAGGCCACTCGAAAATAACTTGATCAGCAACCCAGTCTAATACTTGTTCCTTAGTGGGTTTGCCACCTTTTTTCTTCGAGATAATTTTAAGTCCCACGGTCTTTCTAGCAACATTGACATTAATATATTCTGGCGCACAATAAAACTCTTGCTGGGCTAAGTACCCTACGATGCCATTGAATCTAGCTAGTGTTAACAATGTTTTAGCAGAAGAAAATCCCGGCCTGAAAGCTTGAAGATTTTCTTCTATAAAGACTTTCTCTATATCGTACTTAATATGAAGTGAAGACAACCTCTCTCGCATTATCTGGGCCTTCTGGTAGGACGATAATTTGCTACTAAGGGGAATATAACCCATATCAACAAAGGACCCCTCAGGCGTCACTACACACCATCCGGTACAACTAGTTGAAATGTCCAATCCTAAACTATAACTCACTAAAAATCTACCTTAACTCTAAAGGTCAAGTTGTCAGCATCACGCTTCATGATTGGCTGAGCTAAACTAGTCCTTGCTACAATATTAAGGTTCTCGTCGTGAAAGTTCAATCCAGTAACGTAAACAAATCCTGTATCCTCTTCGCTAGCAAATGTTGACGCCTTAAGTGACTCATATCGTGGGTTCGAACTAGAGTTAATCTGGCCTTGCTGGCATGGTATTAATATCTCCATGATGTGAATATTATGATTTCCTTCGAGATTAACTTCAAACTGTTCCTTACCAAAATAAGGGATACAGGGACTATGTACGACTGCAATCCCTTCTTCATAAATTATGTTACCAACTGATGACCATAGAGGGTGGGTTGTCTCCGCATCCGCCCGATGGAGAAGTCCGTACCCATTATCTTTAAGTGTAATCTTTACCTTGCCGCCAGAGCCGGTAATATCATGATCAATCAGCTCAAACGTTTTTGGCGTAATCTTTCTACCATAGAATAAATTCGAAACATCAAAGAAAACGACTTCGTTAGAAGATGTATCCCTAGTACGCTGCAATATTGCTAATACTGAGCCTGGTGCAACACCAGGATTCTCCGGAGTGCTGCCGGCGATTGAAGCGAATATTGAATCGCTGCTTGTATCATCATCTCCACTAGAATCAATTGCAATAAGTCCCGGGTACATCATTTCTTCCGGTACCATATTCCTTAAAGTGACCAGCCCGTAGTCTATTGTGCCATAATCATTTACGAATTTAGAGGTTTCATCTTCATCTGTTGGCTTCTGGACATAACTTCCTGATGCCAGAATTGTAAAGTCAGGTACAAATAACCCATTATCACATGGAAGGATAGAAAGATTCCTTTTTCGAATACATGGATCCTCATTTAGGAACTCATTTGCTTCTTTTTCTTCCTGAGTAGTAGTATCAATTGTCGAGCCAGTGAGATTCATTAGTAACGGATACTCACCCTGTACAAATTCCCTGCAGAAGTTTTCTAAGTTTAGCAAGTGGCCGCCGACCCCAAAAGACATAGCCACGTTGAATGGATCATCTGTGGTCGATTTCATCGTCTGGAATGGGGTTAGCATCACTTCACGTTCTCTGGATTCTTTAACAAAGAATGGAGGTAGATAAAACAGTAGGGTTTCCTCTAATTCTTCAATTCCATCCTTTTGGGTTGACCAAATTTGAGGTAATGTTCTATACTCACTCCAAATTTTTAATTCATGAACCTCAGCATTTAATGGGTGCCGTAATTGATACTGGTTTGGCTCCAAAGGATCCGGATCATCTGCTGTCCATCCGGATTCAGAGTCAACATCATCGAGACGACCCCATGTGATACCATGTCGTTCAGCTGCTTCATAGCTAAAAAAGCCTTGAACGTACTGGGTTGCGTCCGAATCTAACGTTAGAATTTGATCATATACATACGCAGCACCATGTTCAGCTTCAGCATCTGATAAATTTGCGTGAAGAGATGATGACAGGATTGGTGTATACTCTATTTCGTCTAAGGTATATGAGGCTAACGCATCAAAATAAATCTTTCTTAATGCATTGTCAGTTTTTTGTAACGGTTCCTCAGTTGTGGTAGGAATATCATCTGCTAATATCTCAATTCCTGAAGAATTGAGCCATAGGCCAGCTCCGGTATCTGAGTCTTTTTCCTGCACATACCATGCATGCTCTTCGGCCACATGCTGTCCTTCGATTGTAGGATTACCGTCAGCATCCAGATAAGAAGTTATCTGGCTATAAGAAGCACCATTTTTGCCTTCAAAAAAGTTACCAACAAATAATGCGGCAGGGTCTGCCTCAATATCAGTATCACTAAAATCAGTTATAGATGCCCATGTATCTTCGATGTCGTCGGCATCTGTATCAACAAAGTATGTTAAGCCCTCCCATTTCCTTGGAGTTGCGTCGCCAAACTCCTGTGGAAGGCTGAGTTCTAGTACTCCTCCCGGATCTTCAGGAACATTAAACTCAGTATCAACATTTCCGTCAATAATAATCTGTGCCTTACCATCATCTATTAAATTGGTTCCATATCGGATAACTACATGATGCCAGTGATTCCTTTTTAGTACATTATCGGAAGATAGCCATATCTTATTTGAACCAGCAGTTAAAGCTGGATCCAGGGCCACCAATAAATCATCCTCATCAACATCCCCATCACTATCAAGGTCTGCCACCCATGTCTCAGTGCTATAATCATAATACTGGCTGTAACCATATTCACCATTTTCAAGATATGGAATATGGGATGGAGGGATATCAGCAGAAGAACTTAATTGAAGCATAATCCTAAATGTGTCTGGATGGCCGCCTGGGTCAATATGGCTTCCTGTCACTAAGCTAATCGCATAACTTGAAGACATATGCAAGATAGTACCAGCATTGAAAGCATGAGATTGTTCCCTGTCAACGATTACGTGATCCCTACCACCCCCTAAATCAAGTTCGTCTTCTATAGTAGAGTAAACATCAGGGATTAAACCTGCAGCATCCCAACTAAATTCATTAGCATCTGAGTCTGCAAACGCTAAACGTGCATCTTCATCAACTCCAGATGCGGTCTCATATTTTTTTACCCATTCCCAGGTCGTTAGTATCGTAACTCCATCAGTATCTAAAGACTCAGTATACCCATTTGCTACTGCCCATGCAGTATCATCCCATGAACCATAAGTTAGTGGGTCATCGACCGTACCATCGCTGTTTGGATCTGCATCAACTGGATCAACATCTGAGTTGTCTGCTAGCTTATAAAACCCTGTATACCCGAATGAAGCAGCAGAGCCTAAATTACCGGCACCATCGTCCCATTCGGTTACCTCTTCCCATGCATGCCATGAAAAGTGGTTTTGTTGAGTTGTATCAATTGCTATTGTACCAACATTTCCATCCCAGCCTGAAATTAGGGTTTGAACCCAAACCTTACCATAGACCAATGTAGGTTCATATGCCATAACTGCTTCATAGCCCTGGCCGGCAGCCCAATCAACCTGTTCAAGAGTAGAAGGATATACAGGATTGTCAGAGTATTTTACCAATATCTTTGCATAATCAATCGGCGAACCTGCTGTCGGTGTATGATCAGACTCCATCCATTCAGTCTCATCAGGTAACGACAACGTAGTTGTTGCACCATCGACGTCTAAATAACCTGGCTCGTATCCATTATAGTCTGCCCATGCTTGTTCTGACCATTCTGTAGCATCATCATGACCAGGAAATATTGATAAATTGCTAGCGCCCACCTCAACGGCAGTTTCAATCGCAGCATCGTCGGCGTATCCCCAGTCGGCGGCTATTCTATAATCTGTTATGTCAACAGCTGTGTCATACCAATATTGATCACCATCCACATTTAATGTGCCATCTAGATTTTCACCGGTCTCTTTACTATAATACCCTGTATAGCCATGACTAGCAGCAATATCAAAGGCACCACCATCGATTGACCACCCTATAACCTCACCGTACCCAACAGCAGCAGCAGTAGTTTTATCGATATATGACCCGTCTGCCGGATCTGTAATTAAGAGGTCTTCAGGGGTCGCCTCAACGGGAGTAGCTGATGCTATCCACAAAAGCTGGCTTGCATTGGTAGCCTGATAACTGTTTATTGTAGCCGGGCCTCCCTCAATCACCTCATCCCAGTCAGGAAAATCTTTTGTAACAGCCTCAAAGACAGTATATTCATTAAGACCATTATCATCGGTCCATAATAATAATCCGGCCTCATTTACATTCTGCTGTCCATCTTCGTCAATAATCTCTATCTTTTCAGTCCAGCTCTTGAAATACTCATTTCCGTCAATCGTCTTAGCAATATTGACTGCAGTGGCGTAATTATCAAAATCGCCGACCTCATTTTTTCCGATAGTCCAATCTGTAGCATTATGAATATTACCAGGTGATGCAAACTCGAATATTTGATCACCACTTGAAACGCCATCGTTACAGATAATTCTGCAATTCTTGATAATTGGATCGCCTGATCTAAAATCATAATCCGGTGCTTCATCACCTTTATCTGTTACTAGATTTTCTGCCTTTTCGTATCCGCCATCGGCCTCTATTGCCGTATCATCTACAAACCCCCAGTCAACAGCGGTTTTCCAATCAGACGGATCACCATCGGAGTCATACCAGTATTGGTTGCCTAATGAATCTGTAATATAATCATCTAAAATAGGAGATTCATGTGCGCCGCGGCCGCCCTGGTGAAAGTCAATAAATAGTTGTTCCCAATCCTTAACCACAAATGAACCTGAGGCATAGGAGTCCTCTTCATCAATGGTATATCGGGGATTAATATAGAATTCAAAGGTGAAGGAACCAGAGGGGCTATAGGGTATTATACTCGGCTGTACTGTCTCATCCGTAATTGACGGATAGATAAGTGCAGAATCTGGTGGCACCAATGATGACGTAAAGAAATTAATGGTGTTATAATTGCTAAATGCCCAATGTAGGCTCGGGTGCTTCGTTCTGTAATGAGGAAATAAAACATCCTTGATTGCATTTTTTCGTAAAGTATCGCTTGTTAACTTAAATGAAGGCTCAAAACGTGTAATTGAAACAGCGGTTTGTTTTCTAGACGAAACCTCTGAATCATTTACCATTCCCATATAGCGATCTAGCATTACATTGATAGATGTTGCAGATCCAGACGTTGCTACATCAATTTCAAAGATATTGTATGGGAACGTTGGAAAATCCTGATCACCTATACCATCTGCATCTAGATCTAAATCTAATATAGTTTCGCCAGTAAAGGGATTCGTAATCACTCCAGAGACTGGCGGTTCGCAATTGCCGTATTGCACATTTGTAACAGTAACAACCGAATTATCTGGCGACGACTCGTAAACAGCATCAAACCCATCTACTTCATCAATAGCAGCACATGTTGCACTAGCAACCATGTCAAGTGCTGTTTCAACATCATATATGTCTGGTGAAAGCGATGGATCCCCGATTGTCTTAAGATAGACAAGATCGACCATGTGTAAAGAGCCATTGTCAGGAGCATCTGGTTTTTGCTTTGAATTGCCCCAGTCACTATCATAAAAATAAAATCTACGTACGGTGCCGTATGCTTCTGTCAGGTCAAAGAAAGCTTTGTCAATGTACTTATTTGAAGAATGCCCAAGAAGATCCCTGTAATCAAAAGCATTAGCAGTACCATGGCCACCGGATAGTGTGGCATCTACATCTTCCGTTCTAAACGTTAACTCTGTGACCTGCTGAATTTGTACAGGATCCATAAGAGATGCAGTAGCAATCATCGATGTACGAAATGCTTCTACTGAATCGTCACCGAATGTATCTACTCCAGTATCGCTGAATGCTTTGAGGGGTTGTGCCTCTTTTTCAAACTTAGACCGCTCAGCAAACACATAAACGGAGCCCGTCACCCCAGTTTCTAACTTACTACCAGATGACGCAGATAGATAGTGGCGCTTAGGACGGGTCTCTAACGTTAAATTCTCAAACCATTCATTGCTTAAACCGAATATCGCCATTTGACCACACCTGAGCTATCTTTAGTTGTCCCATGTGGAACAGACGCTTTTGCATATACGTTAATTTCTGGAGCTATCGAAACATTAGACAAAAATAACATTACACCCTCGCCTTAGAAGTCTAGTCTAACACGAATCGTAATATCCTTTTCATCATTCTTTTCGATTGGTCTAGATAATTTTGCAACTGCTAATAGGTTGTCATTAGCGTCATACATTCCTACAGTCGTTGGAAACGTAAATGATCTCTGTGTATCTTCCTGACCTTCATCAATTACTACAATTCTATTTTCCTCATCGACATATGATGGGTTAGCAGAGTAATTAAACTCGTCTGCCGTTGCCCTACAGAAGATAAGCGTAGAGTTAATTGTAGTTACGTTTTGGAATGTTATTGCAGTCAGTGAACCAGACTGGAATCTACATGTAGAAAAGTGATCAACAATATTATCGATCGAACCTGATACTAGAAAATCAGGAACAAACCTTGCATATGGGTTTCCGGCTCCATAATCATCTCCGGTACCGTCCATGTAACCCGGGTTAACGTCATCGTCGTCATTCGAATCTAACGCAGCATTTGAGTATTCGGAAAGTGTACCTGTTACTGGGTGTCCTAGCCAGCCATACCCAATACCAACCTGGCCATTTGAAATCTGAACCTCATAATTCGAGCTTTCATCCCCTTCAGGGCGAGCCATTAATGTCTCTACGATGTCAGAGGAATCAATAGCATTTCCATCAGGTTCATCACTACCTCCATGGCTAATCCATGCAGAATTACATTTAATAGAAGTTACAGACTCTGCGCTCATTCCATCAATGATTCCCATAACAGCCTGATCAGGATCAATCATTCTATTGACGTTAAATACTGCAACACCGGCATCATAAAATAATAGGCCTACTTTTCTTGAGGTGTCAGCGGAGTCTACAATATCGGCAACTTCGCCACCGAATGTAGTTCGTTTACTGGTTGCAGCACCAATATCAGTAAAAATTGCGACTGAGCCAGTTGATGTAGTATTAAGGTTAGGGGTAACACCATCAGCCCAATACGGAGGTGGATCAATTCGATGGTTTCCATCTGAGTCTAGCTCAAGTTCTGGGTTACCAACTGGAATTAGATCTCTATCAACTAAATCTTGTTCTCTCCAACATCTGTAAGAGTTACCAGCTAAAGAAGCAGACTGGTAAAACCTCATGGCAAACGTTTCACGCTTAATCTTATCTCGAGCAAATAATCTCTTAAAACAGACAAAGAATGCATTATCAATACGGTCATCTTCTTCATCAGACCCAAACGGCGTCGTAAAATATGCATCAGAGTCGCCCATTAATGTAGCAGCAAACTGCTTATAAATGTCAACTTTCTCTCTCATCATCATAGATTCAGAAGGAAACAGTAGTTTACCTGAAGCATCTTCTGAAATTAAACTGTCCTGAACCGTTGAACCACTAAAGTACAAACCGACCGTCATATCCATAACAGCATTTGCGCTTTGCAGCGTATGATCCTGATCATATACGGTCTGGAAAAGAGATGATGTTACACCCTGGCCAATTCCGCCGGTAACAAATACCTGGAACTCTCTCCGAGTATCTGAGCCAGATATATCCTCTTGGATAATATCAACTAATTGATTTAACGCTGAGCGGCTAGTCTTAATATCCGCCGCTGAAATTTCTTTAAATGTTGCCATGACTTTCTATAACCCTCTTTAATTCTTAGAGATTTGAACTTCAAACTCTTTTACAGCGCCCGATTGAATACCTACGATACTTATAACAGAAGAGATTACATTCTTATCACTGGCATTTCCATAAATTAGAAATTGTGAATCTGTCACTGACTTTGTTTCGACAGGTACTGTAACCCTGGAACCACCGACTGAAGTTGTTGTCGGATCCCTGGTCACAATGTACGTTGCAATATTATCGGCATCGACATTATCGGGCGTCATACCGCGTAATTGTAGGAACCTACTTGGTACCTTAATAATAAAGGCCTGATCTCTTAACTCAACATCAATGGTACTTTCATTCTGAATTTCTTGTGTTACCGTTAAGGTAACGCTAGAACCAGAACCTGATCTAGACATCGACAGTGTTGTACCTGTTGAGTCTAATCCATCACCAGCTAATGCTAAGCTTGGAAGCCTAATTAAGTTTGGATTTGAAACACTAACCAGCTTATGCTTTAATGCTAAATTTCCGCTCGTTTGTGACTCGAAAATTGGGGTATTTTTTTCAATTTTTTCTTTCCCAACTGTCCTGCCAAACTTTTCAATAATTGTATAATCAACTTCGTCATCACCTAACGCAAACTTAACAATTGAAAAAGAACCGTCATTTCTAGCTAAAAATGCTCTGCCGGTATCTGTTAAAACTGCGTCTACAATAATGTTATTTGTTGAATGATCTAAAAAACCCATCTACATGCTCCTCAGATAAATATATCGGTTACTTATTAGTCCGTAAATCATCTATTTCAATATCAATAACTTGGCTCTTTTGCCTATCCGTATTGATTACCTGTAATTTATATGAACCACCTTCTTGTTTTGTCGTCCACAAATCTAAATCCTCGTCATCTTCGCCTTTGATAGATAAGTATTCCGGATCAAAGAATATCTTACAAGAAGTATGGCCACTATCTTTAATACAATCACTCGTGAGGTTTATTTCACCGTTGACCGGATCAACACCCTCCGATAGGTAAAAGTTAGGATAAGGCTTTGGCGCGCCTGACGGCGATATCATTTTTTTCATTAACTTATTCTTTGATTCATCAAACCAGACCAAGAATTGTGCAGAATAATTTGAGCTAAAATCATGTGCGTCGATACTACATAATGAATATATAGCATAAGACTCCTTAGTAAATTCTTCATCCCAATAAGTTGTCATTGGATCTTGCATCTCTACGACACGAGACCGACGAGGCATTTCGCTACGAGGATCTGGTATTTCGCTATCATCAAAATCATACTCTATTTGAAGCTCATATGGATCATGTACACTTTTTCTCTTAAAAACCTGAAATCTTTTAATATCTCTCTGGGGTACTACGGGAAAACTCCACATAACCATAAGCTTTTTCTCCTGGTAATCCCATACGAAATCTAAGTCGCCAGGAGGAGGAGGTGGCCTATACTCTCTACACCTTACCCTACTTTTTCTAGATGATCTAGATGAAATTAGTCCGGAAATTGCATATACCTGTGCTGTCTCTTCATCTATTGCTTGGAATTGGCACATTGCAATTGCCCTAATAGAATATGAATAATATGCCCCATATTTTATTTTCGTATCGACAGCAACACCGTTAGCAGAACCAGCGACGATAATAGGCTCACAACGTTTATATCTTCTGTTGGGTTGTAGCTCCCACTTATCAATAATATATCCAATGATTTTTACTGCACTTCTAAACTCACCAGGATTAACCCTGTCGATTGATATAGGAATGATGTTGGGTGCATACTCATAATCTGATATCATACCTGGTTGTCCGTCTTTCCTTGCCTGTGCCTGAATTCCGGCAGCATCTTTAATCTTATAAGACAACTCATTCATGAAAGGAGACGTAGGGTCTGCAACAGATTTTACCAAAATATCATGCAAAAACTTATCACTAATCTGGCTGTATTGTTTGATTGCTCTAAATGTACGCAACCACCTTGGACGATAAGACCTTCTTCTTCCAGATCTAGTCCTATAATAATATACGGAGCGGTACCTTAGTCGGCCCATGGCTTTTACAATCCATTTACCAGCGACATAATCCCCTGTCATCTCGTTTAATAACTTGGCAGTATTAGCACGAGTGTATTGCCAGCCCTTCTTTTTATTCCAGTATGTTTTATCATACCCTAGGGCTCTACCTCGAATCCTCATTGATAATCGCAAAAGCTTATGCGCTTTATAACCAATGGAGCGGTCTTGTAGGTTTAATGTTGAATAACCCTTACTAGCAACGTCGATCTCTTTTTGAATCTTATCAAGGTTATCCTTAATGATTTTTTCTACGTTTTGAGGTTTTGATAATTCTGCAACAAACTCATTGTCAACACTAGCATTTGTCCGGACATCGGCAGGATCAAATGAAAACTCAATCCACCTTGGGATACGTTTACGTAGTGAATGTTTAAGATCTGAGGTGGTTGCGCCATGAAGCCTTGCATCACCAGTTACATCAATTTTTTCGTCAGGAACAAAGAAGTTGTACCTAAACCTTGCCCTAAAACGCCAAACCTCAGGAACGTCGAGTATTGTTAAAACCTTAGATGGATATGAAATTGGCATTATGAATCATCCTCTTCTATTGAGAGTGTTGAAACAGTCGCAAAGAAATCATTAAACGAACTATAGTTTTCAGACCGCCGGCGAGGCTTAAGTTTGCGTATCATGTGGCCGGCTTCATTCTGCACTTCTTCTGTCATATCTAAAAACTCTTTTTGCTCAGCAGCTGATCTTCCAGCTAAGACATCCGTAGTTGCAATCATATCAATTTCGAAGTCATCTGGATCAACTGGAATCATAAGTACCCTATCAAATGTACGCGGCGCAAGGATTTGGTTAATCATTGCACAGGGCCCGAGGATTCTAGATGCACATATCATTCTAAAATGTTGCATATGATAAGAAGACAAGCGAGGCTTTTTCCTAAAGAATCTCCGACGGAGAAACTTAAATCTTTTAGCCTGGTACCTGGCAATTGCCCTGTTATGTTTTCTAGCTTCTCTGTTCTTTTTATTTACCCACTTATTTCGCTTTCGAACCATCTTATTCCATGCAGAACGATAACGCCTTGCTGCTTTAGATATTGGATACGTTCTTTGCTTTGGTGTAGGATTAGCACGGCTACCAGACTTATAATAGTTTGAGTGGCCGGCAAGATACCGGCTCTTTACCACCAACAGCTGTTGGTGATGAATCGCTCGTAGATATTTTGCTCGTTTTGCGACGGTACCCCACCTTCTTCTAAATGCCTCACCATATGTGATATACTTTGAACGGCGATGGTATCTCTTTGAGTGTCCTTTTTCTGCGATACGTAAATCCCTAGCAAGTCTAGCTAGTTGTGCCATTGATGGCTTTGCCCAAATCTCTGCATCCTTGAATGTTGCAACACGAGTCCTGGGATTGTTTTGTATCTTTGTATCTAATAAAAGATTTCCTGCAGGAATTGTGCCTGTATAAATCCACCATTTAGTCTTCTCATGTGCTTGAGCTAATTGAAGCATCTTGGCAGCATCGGCATCAACTAATAATTGGCCCCACTCTTCATGTTTTAAGAAAGTGTTTTCATCCAAAGTTAAACCATTAAGTAGCCGATAATAAATGTGTAACAATCGATTTGTTATATGGTTCTGAATCATCTCTACACGTTTCTTGCCTGGCACACCCTTATATTTCCAGTGATCATATAATTGTAACGCAGTCTTTGAGTATAGTCCATGTTCATTAGCCATGGTAAACTCAGTACTTTTTACCATCGCGTCAAAGTTCCATGTGCGTGTTCTTTTTCTTCTTCCAACGTTCTCGGAAGGATATATTTTCTTAAACGATTCTGGCAACAGAAATATTGATCTATCATATACAAACTTCTTGGGCTTAAAAACGATATCCTCATATTCTAAGTCTCTTTTGTGTATATGAATCTCAAATACATCTTTTGCCTTACTAAGTTCAGTATTATTCTTCTTACCTAATGTATAGGGAGGGTTCTGGAGGATGTCAATCGTGTCCATTGGTACACCAATCGTCATAACACGAATGTTACCCCCGACAACACCCCTCATTGGAGGGGAGTTAAGAAATGACTTAAGGGCAACTATTTCTTCGGCCTCAAGGATCATCTCAGAAGGTAGATAAGAATCATCATTTTCTTTTCTAGACAGTTTCTTAGATGCCACGCGCTGAAGAGCTAGTTGGTGGGGTGTTAATGATTTTAGAATATCTTGGCCGAATACTGTCTTGGTTTTCCATGCCATATATCTACGAATTCTAGACGACTCAATATATCTACCTGCAGTTTGATATTTCTTTATGCCTGTAATACTGAAGTCTTCTTCCCCTGTGTTAAAGAATGTCTTAACGTTTAATGCAGATGTGCCTAAATCATCACCGATTGCCTGGAGATGGCTCATTATTAAGTTCTTAAATTCAAGTTCGTCATCAAACATATTCATAAAAGTCTGAATGTCAGCAAAGACAGCTTCTGCTGATGAAACGTTTGATGCAGACTGAAGGGCGTCAAGTACGGACAGCTTTCCTTCCATCATGTCTCTAGTTAGCACTATTTCTTCAGGTTGCTCAGAGGTAGCCTCACGCTCTTTTATTTGTTTGGCACGTGAGTGAGGATCTTGATTCATAGAAATTGATATAACATCCTCGAGGGCCTTATATGCTCGATCATTTATCTCTGCATTATACTTAACGTAACACATCCGCCCATGCCTTACTAGCTCAGCACTAACGAACCTGGTATACAATATCGTAAATATCTCGAATATTGCTGCAATTAGTGCATTCTCATCCCAACCATTATACTTTGTGAGGCGGGAAGCGTCCATATAGACACCCCCAGCGCCATCCCTGTCAGCTAACTCAACTGCCTCTTCCTGGATCTGCCTTGCAATTTTTATTACATGGGAAAACAAAGAGTAATATGATGTGACCCCTTGTGCAGACTTTCTAAGTGCTGATATTATACCGCTGGGACGTAACTTAATTATCGACCGTGTATTTGTTTCTTCCGGAGGGCGCCGAGAATCATCCATTGTATTTCTAGCTATAATAGCTGCATAAAGTGAGGTTCTCTGCCACTTACTCGCCATCCTATAATATTCTTTTCTTCGCTCAGCCTGCTCTGCAGCGCTAGCTTCTTTTGCTTTTTTCCATAGCTCACTATATGATGATGTAGTCCGGACTAAGTTAATAGCAGCATTAGCGGAGATATTATACGTCTTCTGAATCCAGTCAGCTGTAATAGCAGCATAGGGACGGAATCCGCCTATTCTGCTTAGTTGAATCGAGGGATCAGGTGGACGTGGTATTGGGCTATCTGCATCTGGCTCCAGAAACTCTTCAGCGCCGGTATCAATAACTAGTTGGTCACGAGCATCCCTAATCTCAAGTGTAAACCTTAACAATTTGTGGCGTAACCTTGGGTTCTCTCTAGATAAATTCATAAGAGCGGCAGTAATTAGCTGTTGTTCACTCTTACGTACGTTAGACCTTGTACCATGGATGCATGTAGCAAACGACTTTAAGATCTTAAGAAAGATATTTCTAGAATGCAACCGCTGATCCGGATCATTCATGTTTAATAGTAACTGTAGATACTCAACAACATCGTCTGTCGTGCTTTTTAGCTCAGAACCAAATTCAAAATATGGCTCAAAATCCAAACCATCATGAAGATTTCCAAACCTCATGATACCATCCACTAAAGCAGTTGATCCAGCAACGGCTGTCTTTCCGTCCTTGTCTGCAAAATCTCGGGTCTCAAATGGTAATATTAGGCGATTTCTAGAATCATTCAATAAAACAAACGAAGCTAAGCTGCCACGTGGCCAACCGTCATCTAAAATATTTTTCCTAACTCTTCCCAAGGCCCACCAGTATGGATTATGTAGATCTACATTGAATCTCTTACCAAGGCTAGTGCCAGTCAAATACCCAATCCCTGCGCTAGTACACATCTCGTTAGAAATAGTTGTTGTTAGTACCTTTATCTTATCAGAATCATCAGCAGGAAGTGATGATATAAATCTAGAGTAGTTATTAAACTTAGTCGCATCAAATTTATGAAACCTTTTTTGGCCGCGTTGGTTTTTCCATTCCCTATTACCTAATTTTTGTATTCTGAACTTATAAAATTTAGACTTCGGAACAATTCTGTAATTGAGAGATGTAGAATTTTCATCTTCAGAGCGCTCTGATTCTTTATCCGTTACAAGTGCAGGAGAATGGTATCGGCATGCATAATATAGATCATAAAGCATTTGACCATATACCTTGCTATTGCTAAACTTCTTGTAGCCTTCTTCAGAGAATCTCAGATCGTTTATAAATAAGTCTTTAAGATTCGTGTTTTTTCCAGTTGAAGTACCCAACTCGGATTTCTTTGCATAAAGCTTAGACGTTTCACCACGAAGCCGCCACGAATTGTCTTTGATATCTAAAGACTTCTTTGCGCTTGATAGAACCTGTAGAATTTTTTCTCTCCACTCGATCCACATCTCTTCTTTTTCAGAGTAATACTCATACTTTTGCTGCAACCGGGTATATACTCCCCCAATATCAGCATCTTTCAGCGCTTTAATAACTTCTTCTACATTTTCAATCTGTAGCTGACGCATCGCCCAACGAAACTCGAGTAATGACTCCATGTAACCTTTTCGACCAGAAGTAGATCTAGCCGGCATCCAATCAAATGATGCTATTAGTTCAGGCCGTAGATTAGATATAGAGTGTTCTAATAAATAACCGTCCATGCCAGTCATAACACCGATAGGGATACTGCTCTTCGAAGATCGTGAATCAACATCCTCTGTAATCTTTTTTGCAGGAGGAGTGTACAATCTTACTGAGCTAGTATCACGAACTGTAGTTGATGCAGATATGCCAGACTGCAAAGTTCTTGATACAGAACTTGAAGGAATCCGACGATAAATTGCATAGTTGTTACCAGTCTGGCTCCGGCGAGTCTTCCCACGTAAACGGGCTGCGGCGAAAGAAACTTTAGAGTTATCAGAAAGCGAATCATTTGAATCATCACTTTTATCAACAAATGAAACAGACACTTTCTCTGTACTAGATGGTGAATTATCACCCAGTAAGTTATTTCCACTATCTATAGGATCTGACTGAATGCTTAGGGTTGTATATCTTCTCTTATTCTTTATTGCCATCTTATGTCCCTACCACAAATGAAGGCTCAGAGGTTTCCAGGGTAATCTCCTCTGCTGTAACTTCAGTACCATATGTATAGTCTGCCAATACAGGTATTACGCTATATTCAATCGTGCCTGGTTCACCAGATAGTTCTCTATCAAAAAAGTAATACCTTCCAGACCAAGACATATTATGAACAGTACCGACTGTAGATTTTACACCCTGGAAACGGGCCATCACAATGAAGTGATCTAAATCATCCTGGTCACCGGTAATTGACCACATTAATAATGTCTTTTTTGTTCCAAGCTTTCTAGCATTTAGTTTATCAACTTCAGGCTTAAACTCAGGAATATCTGCATCAATTGCTACCTCAATACCTGTTCTTCCTTCAATAAATTTATCTTGTGATTTCATTTTTGAGCGTGGGTTTATACCGACAGACTGACCAGTCGATGGTAAAGTACCATTTCGAAGAGTAGAAGGGTTCATAAACTTCGAAATCTTTTTCTGGTATCTTTTAGCAGTTGTCATATCAATATCATCACTTAGCGCTGTATCAAACAGTGTCTCAGCACTGCGTAATAGTACCCTGACAATATACCTATAAGACCTACCAGCTTCTAACGAAGAAACACCGGTATACCTTCTTGTTGTAACGTCATCAACAAATTCACCGGTACTTAAAACGCCGAAAGTCTCAGTCTCTCCGGAGACGCTATCCTGGCGTTGGACTGAAAATGCTACAAGATTGTTGAGTTTTTCTCTATCAGATTGTAGTTCATCAATAAAGTTTTGCTCAGCGCCTGCAGACTCTAGCGCACCGACAATCGTTTCCATCCCAGCGTCTGTAAATGATGGTTCAATATTAAATGAAACAGACGCATTACCAGAATCATCAGCCTGAATTGCTAATCCGGTGAGTTGTACGACTATTCTTTCTTCCTCAGTCACTTCTTTGTAGAATTCATGAACCTCAGTTATTTTTGATTGTACTTCATTTCCGCCTGGGTATATCATAACACAACGATATTCATATATGTGCCCATGTTGTACAGCGGTATCATCAAAAACAAGATCAACAGTATCTGAATTGATAACCTGGGTTTGATCTTCTGGCTCAGAACCAACAATTCTTCTCGAGTCATTAAACCTTCTGGCAGTTGGTTTTGAGCTTAAGTCATCAGCTGTGATATATAGGGCAACTGGGCCTTCGGGGATATTGGATACCCTTACAACAACCTTGTCCTCTTGTGTTTGTGCAAAAATAGAAACATGTGTAAGTTCTTCTACTGATTTTTTCCCTAATGACTTATGGCGCCTGGGCCGAGCTACAGCATTCCGAAATACATGAGAAACACGCTGGCGGGGACCCACTGGTATCGCCCTGTATATACAAGTCGATGAGTTATTGATCCAATCAACAACTCTCTTATAGCGGTCTTTTTTGGTAAGTTTGACCTTTCGAATAAGCTCATATTTTCGTGCAAACTTTGCTGACTCCGGGTTCAGGTATTTTCTATATAACCATACCTCAGTCGCGACTCTGTCAACCTGGCGAATCCATACAACGTTTTTACCAACTCGCGCTGAACGAGCAAAAAGCTTTGGTGCATAATCAGGTGTTAAAAACTCTTCAACCTCTGCATCATGATCAACGACACGGTGCTTAACATCTAATATATCACCGTCTGAATTAAAGAGTTCAATCAAAAAGTGTAATTTCTGAAGGCCATTTATTGCTTGGCTTGGTAACCTGATTTCTTCTGTTATTTCAGCCCATCTTTTAGACACTAATCTAGTTGTTACCTGCGTCTTACTGGGCAATAAGGATATTGATGATGCTTTTTTATAAGATTTTCTTCTCAAGCTGTGTCGAAGATACTTACCCCACATATTAGACTTAATTGCCTTATTTCCATGAGATTGCATCATGCTTCGCCGATTACCTCTTTCCCAACCCTTGATTGTACGCTTCCTTCTGTAGTTTCTCATATGCCGACGGCTTGAGTACTTACGGTTAACACCCTGAAAAGATGCCATAAAAGAATTTATGGGGAAGCTAGCTTCGCCTACTGCGGACGGGCATGTGCCGTTTGATAATATTGACTTAAGGGCAGCGCGGCGGATTGACCTGTCACCTTTAGTAGGAGCTTCAACCTTTGCTATGCTTAAGTTTGGTTGGGAATCCGGATCTCCCTTTGATAATTTTGATGTAGGAATAGCTAAAATCTGCCGTTGAAGGCCGAGATAATTATCTGCGTTGTCAGGATCACGCTTAATCTTCTTTGCAATCTCATTACTAATGTTGCTACTAATGTCAGAGTACTTTACAGCGATAGGTTTAGAACGTGCTGTTCGGACCCTGTTCTTAAGCGTTGTATCATATTCCTTTAAGCTCTTAACTGCTTCCGCGGCAGTTGTTACACCTTCAAATATATTGGAGTTAATAATCGGATTACTGTCATAAACTGATATCTTTACTAGAATTGAATTGTTTTTAATAGCACGTGGTATATTAGCCCAGTAGCTAACATCATATACAAACCTACCATACCGATCAATACCATCGATATCAGTAAAGTCGGTCTTAAGGTAAACTATGTTTCGAACTTTTTCGCTATTAAATTTCATAAACTACTACTCAAAAACTATCGTAAACATATTAACGAACGTCTGCATGCCATTTCCATCCTCAAATATTTTTCCTGCAAAGTAAACATGGCGCCCTGCAGAATCGGGATCCGTTTCAGAGGGAAACTCACCAAAGTCTATTAATGATAGTTTCTCCACATTGTCTGGTTTTGTTTCTAAAAACTGCATTACTAGATTATTTTCTCTAGAAGTGTCTAAGTATTGAAACTCTACTGCGTCTTTATCATATAAATGTTCATATAGCTCATCATATGTCATTATTTGCTCTTGATTTAATCGTGCATAATGACCTAACGGTTCACCATCAATATATCCTGGCTTAGGTTTATTAACGGGAGGCATATAACGATAAAATGGTAGATGTTGCAATCTTTCATCCTGATATAGTGATTCAACTTTCTCAATTTCAATATCAGATATTTCATTATCCTTAAACGGAGACTCATCAGTGATAGTAAATGCTACTGAGCCCGGGTGCATCTCGAAACCATTTGTGTCGCTGAATATGTCTTTTGTTCCTATAACTTGTAAATCCCTAAAGTTATTAGCGGACGACTCAAATAATTCATAAATTGCCTCAGGGACATTGGAGCCGGTGATTTGTTGGTGGGCTCTCCCAGAAGCTCGGTACAGCTTTCCATTTCGGATCTTAATGTTGGCACCGTCAAATGGAATAAACCTACCATCATCGTCTGTTTCAAAGATAATCTGATCTTGAGGACGATGGTATGACTCTAGAAAAATACGATTATCTGCATCGTCTGCAGCATCGTCATCATCTTGGCGATAAAAAGTATGGCGGTCAGTGAATGTTACAAACTTAATCTTAAGATCACCAGAGACAATTTGCCTACGCCCTTCTCGGGTAATCTGTGTGTCCATCATTCGTGTTTTATTATTTAGTATACCAGCCATGCTTTATAACTATCCTCTTCCCGAAGTTTCTGAGCATGAAAGACATGCACTATAAGCGAATATGCTATAGTAAATCTAACACAAAGTTATGTGACGGTATACTTGACTTTTATACGAGCTGAGTCAACTGCCAATGTAACCGTTGATGGAAGTTGGCCCAGACTGCCGTCTAAACTTAGGTCAGCGCCATAAATCTTCCAGACCATTCTAATAATCGATGGGGATGGGGGCGCTGTACCATCAAATTCTATTGCTGTCGATCCAGCATAATATTCCATCGTTGGGGTAGGTGTATTAACTGCCTGATCAGATGAATATACAGGATCGTCGATATCAACCCATAGTGGATCATCCCAATATTGTAAGCAGATATTATGATACCATACATCAGTACTAACTGCATCTACATGTGATGAATGAAGAATCTCCCACTTGAGATCACGTGTGAGCCCGGTTATATTATATGCATCAATGTCCCATATCATTTTAGCAATCTCAACAATAAGTGGATTGTTTGGATCTGCAATGTCACCGGTACCATCCTCATCGGCATTCGTTACAATAATCGGTGTGGCTACTATAGGATCATGGAAAGAATATATGTCACCAACCTCAAACCCTACACCATTGTCACCATCTTCACCATCTTCACCATCTTCACCAACGACAGGGCCTACTGAAGTTGATGTTATACCACCATCCCATGCAGTAATCTCTATATCTAGATAACCTGTACCTGAGTCGAATGTCACAGCTGTAATTGAAGCACCATCGTTGCCATCAGCACCAGGTTCCCCAGAAGGTATTTCAAACTCGAATACAGCTGCAGAATCTGTTCCTGTGTTTGTAACTGTTGTTGGTTGATCCCATGCAACACCCGTGACGGTGGCATCTACGGTAGCACCAGGAACAGCAACTAAAGTAGAACCTGTGTCCCAAGATAATGTCATCGTTCCATCACCATTATCGGTGATATCAGTTACTCCTGGCCCGGGATCACCAGGCGGGCCTTGTTCACCATCTTCCCCATTAGACCCCGGAGATCCAGGGGAACCAGTCGTTCCAGGAGGGCCGGGCGGACCAACCATTCCGGAAATACCGGTATCCATAACAATTTTTTCTATATCTGACTTAATGCTATCTAAATCTAATGCTAACGTAATTTGCCCAGGGTTTGGGTACCCAACATTAGATCCTGATAGCACTGACATACCATAACCAGGAACAATATAGGACTTTCCCTTATTGGTCCTTAGGATACTTCCTCGGATTTCACCCCCATTAGCTCCTGATGCCTGAGAAACTATAATATTTCCTGCAGCATCTTTCTTTACTGTGAAGATTGCCTTGTCTTGATCTTTCTTAGTAAATGAAGACATGCTAATCCTCTATTATTCCGAATGAAGTATTTAGCGCATCTTCTTCTAATGGGTGCTCTCTGTTCCTTGCAATACCATCATCAAAGTATGGTAGGCTAGAAGTACAGAACCGACTTAAGTTTTGAGACCAGGTCTTCTCTGGGATTGTCAGCACTCCGTCAGTATCAACAAATCGACACCTGACAGGGGATGCTGTTGGATAGCTTCGGCCACGGAAACGACCTCGGCGCGATATTGTTCTATAGAAACGAGAATCAGACCGTTGTTCAAGCATGTCTCTAAACTGACCATAACTATTATGTCTGTATACGGCTGAAGAATTTTCAGGAAGTGCAGATTTTAATCCGTATTTCCACCCTCTGATCTTAGGAATAGCAGATGGCCAGTCATATCCATCAGAATACATCTGGACTATCTCAACTTCCGGATTCTTTTGCCATGTATCTCCACATCCAAAATAAAACTTAAAGAAATTCTCATTTGCTTCTCTTGATAATCTAAGGTTGCTACCTAACGTTTGCGGTGCACCATCCCCAATTACAGTTAAGACGGGATATTCTGGATTATCATCAATGGTGGGGTCCTGAACTGTATTCGGTATATTGGAGCCGGTAATAATAACACTCCAGAATCTTGGCTCTATCGTCTTTGTTTCATCAAACTCGCCAGTCTCATCGTCCCATAACGTTACATTCCAGTCCCTAGAGTTTGTATTATACCTCCCACGTCGGAGGGTTGCATACTTTGGCTCAAATGGATAGGCACCCAACCAATATGAATCGATTGTGCTGTTTGTATTAACATGGTATGGATCAACACCTTCCTGGATCGGATCACCATGCCACCAAACCTCTTCCTCCTCAAGGCCGGTTTTTCCAACAGCCAGGGTCTCAGAGCTTGATGCTATCAACGAGAAAGAGAAGAATCCAATCCCTGAGTTAAATGACCATTGGTATGTTTGATTATCATACTCTTCACCAGCGTCATCTGTCAAATAGAATCCCGTAGTGGTTGGAAGGCCCATAATTGTTGTGTCGGCGTCTTTTGTCGTGCCGTCGCGGGTGTTCTCAAACCCAAAATATGATGTACCGTCTTCATATTCAGTTACAAATTTTGATCCGTATGAAGATGTTAATACCAACATCGTCTCATAAGCAATTGTTGAAGCCGGAGCTCCCGGGGGTACTTTGGTGATTGGAACTAAGATACCCGAAGTGCTTGGGGGGTTTGGTGTAACACCATCATTATTGTCTAAGTTATACCAGATGTTGTATGTATTGTCCTTTGCATCATGAATCTGAAAATAACAACCATCTAATGTATAATCAGAGATCCTGTCAAACCCATCCTTATCTTCGTATACTGGGTTCTGGCGGCGGAACTGATCTGGATTGTTAGGTCGGACATTATTAATATAATCACTAACACCAACTGCATCGGCCGTGAGGCCTACTGAGGCTGCAATACTATCAACATCATACCCATATGAGTTTTGAGTTGTATCAACCTGGCAGTCAGCATCATTAGTGTCCGGGCTAAATGATACATCATCGCTATCAATCGGTTGTACAATACCCCAGTTATTCTTTATTAGGACACCTTCATACCTTAGATCACTATATGAGTACTTGCAATCCAGGATTGCAGCTTGAGATGCTAAGTTAATATATTTATGATAATTTCTATTCAGATAACTACTGTCTATAGTTGGAGAGGCATAATGAATACCTGGTAAGCCACCACCTTCTAAAGAATTATTGGTCCCCGCAGGATCTGTCGAAACAAGACCTCCGGTGACAGTACGAATGTATATGCTATATGTCTTAAGGTTGCCATCAGTCGACTCAAGAAACCCATACGGGTTGGTTGCATCTCCTGTTTGTAGGACCTCAAACATTGATGATTCATCGATGGCGCTGGCAACCATATTTGCAAAATTAACTGCCTTCATCCAGCTGCCGGCAACCGGCCAGATGTCGGCTTGTATCACACCGGCTACTTCATTACCTTCTTCGGTACCCTGAGGTGACGGGGATTCCGGAGTGAAGCCAGTGATGTTGGAATAATTATCACGAATTGCAGTAATAATTGCACTAGTGCTGGTTGAAAGAGTTGTTTCAGTGGTCGGCCCAAATAATCCTAAATCTCCAGCTACTACCCAAGGTACAGTCGCATCATAGTCATCATGACTAGTTAGCGGTCCTCTCCAGTAACCAGACGTAGCGCTAGACCATGTGTCATCAGCATCAGCACCGGAAGGGTTATCCCAACCGGTCATATCTACTTCAATAATACTTGTTGATGCTGTTGGAGCATCAACTCCTCCCCAGTTTAGCCATACAACATGGTGATCACCATTTGCATCATATATTGACATATATGTTTCTCTGGTCTCAAGGTCACTATCATCTAATGTCTTCTCCCGGCCAGTAAACATATAGTTCGTTCCGGCGGCGTGCGGGTACATGTCTGTATATGTTCCTCTGCTTACCACATTATAGCTTGGTTGATTGAGACGCCATCCCTTATCGGCATCGGAGCCATCGTCATTAAAATCAGTTGTGTAATGAAATGCCGTACGGCTTGCATACGAAACATACCATGGAAAACTATGTTCATTATGATACTCAGATGATTCAGAAGATGAGTCAGTAGTGTGGTCATAAGATCTTATACTAGAGTTTCCGTAATAATCATCAGCGGTCCAGAGCCGGCTAAATGTTAGTTTAATAACACCTTGTGGCAGTGGTTCATACCAGCCTTCATCTTGACATCGGACAAATGTCTTTTCCGGAAGGACAACCTTCATATCACTTGGGCGGGGCTCTCCAAAGCAAAGTGATACCTGTTCAGCACCACCACCAAAGAGTGGACTACTCCACTTAAGCACGCCGTTTCCATTAAGCTGGTGATAGTCAGCAGGGGAAGGGACAATCGTGTCGAAGAATCTTTCTCTATCATCTACCAGGCGTACACCTCGGAGCATTGATCCTCTCGACCCTTGTGAGTGCTCAGCTACAGAAGCAATTTTCCTTCTGGCTACATTAAACCCATATCCTCCAGAGCGGGTCCACTGCCGGCGACCGTACCTTTCATTAATAAACATAGAGCCAGATATAACATCATCTGTATATGCACCAGCATTATAACCAATATCTTCTAACTGAAACTTATCGTGGACAGGGGTCTCAAATTGTAATGCCTCATGAATTGCATCCGAAGTTAGATTTTGATTCAAGTCTCCTTGTCTCTCTTTTCCATCCTGGATGTATGATCCGAATAGGGTAATCTTCATTCTGGCAGGGTTATCTGACGTTGCACCAGGTGCTAAAGTCATATTAGGGCCAGAACCTGCATTTGTGGCACGCTTAAAATCGTAGGGGGCCGAACATTGCCAACCAAAAATTAATTGATCATTCGGTAATAAAATGTATGGGCTGTCTTGTTTTTCAACCTCAAACAGATTAAGTTCTGATCTGTCAAACCCCCGGCGTTCTTGGCCGAAGTCATAATACTTCTCAATAACATCAGAACCAGGTACTGCATTAAATAATGAGCGCGCCGAGGTTATATCATTTTCTTGGCCGGTTCGGGTACCATTATGGCTAGTGCGATAGAATGACCTATGACCATTGATCCCACCGGTTTTTCCTACCTTATATGATAATCCACCCGTGTGTTTAACTGGGCGTTTTATCTTACCTTCCATTACATAAGAGCCTGTTACATGGACAATAGTATTCGGATCACCATCAAATTCAAGGTACTCAAACTCTCCAGTACCAATGCCGCCGGAGTCAAGTATTTCTGATTTATACGTCGCTAATGTGTCTAGTTCTCGTGATAATCCGTCTTCTAAAACTTCATTGATATCAGCAGGTGCTTCATTAACAGAACCATAAATCGACCATTGTCCATATGTTACTAAGTCCCGGGCAGTGCCTCTAGCATCATTAAACCACTTCTCACTGTTGGAGGTACCATAGCGAGCATTATAAATTTGTTTTACATCTGCATCGTCAAGCTTTTCACCCCACAGTGTTATATCTGCCATCTTACCTTCAAAAAACTGTGAGGCTCGACGATATCGGAATGTTCTGTATTTTCTTACGCCGCGGCGAGATGTCTTAAACTTTCGTTTCCATTTTCGGTCATACTCTTGACCTAATGATACCCTGTCTTTTTCATTAAATGATAGCGGCTCATGCATTAATGAGTGGCCACCATTTGTATGCATGTAGCCATGCATGCTATGTTGAACGCGCTGCCATGAGTCACCGCTGCTGTCTGTTGCCGTATATTGCCAGCCTGACTCAGAAAAAATATCTGGATCATATCCTATTTTGTCAAGGTCTGCCGTATTATACGATGTCGATGTAGTAATTAACTTAATATCGTTTGCCGCTCCGGGAACAGCGTGGTATGTGTATACATGAGTATCTTGAATTTCACCATCAAAATATATCTTCCAATGACTTAAGACTGGGTCGCTAGCATCGCTTGCACAACCGCTTGATTTACGCTCTGTAGTATGAGTGAAGCCAACAAGATGCCATTCATCATCATTAAGCTCGCCGTTAATGCGATTGTCATAGGTCCCATTGGGCTCGCGGATATCATTCGTTAAAACTCGATACCAATTTCTAGTCTTTATTGTATTGTCATTACCACCAGTGCCTGTATTGTCGGTGCCTAAATTGGTACCGGCTAAGTCCGGCGTGCCTGATCCATTGATCTGATAGTTATCAGCCATAGGATCATATCCATCCCTTACATCAGCAGCTACATGGAGTGCTAGGCGAAGGCCCTTGGGTTTAGCATTTTTCTTGTATATTGGATCAGCAGTATCAACCATGAATATCAATCGGTTTTTTCCACCAGACTTATTGATTGAAAATATAACAGGATCAGACGAATCGATATCACTCATCTTAATCCATGTAAAGAAAGAAAACTCTGGGTAAGCTTCATCATCAACGGTATCAGGGAAATAGTCGTTTGCCCGAGGCAGCCTAACATAAAACCTATTTGATCCTGCACCCGGGAAATCTAAGCCGTATCTTAAAGGAAGAGGTACTCTAGTAGTAGTATCAGAATATTTCCATGGGCCGTCGTCACACCATGTTGCGCTTGAAACAATATACGCTGGCTCTTTTACAGGACCAGAGACTAGTAGGTTATTAAAGTTATTAGGGTCAACAAGGTAGCGAGCCAATAGCTTACTAGATATATCATAGTTCTCCACGGATGGATAGAGCACGCTAGCATCTCTAATCTCGAAATCCTTCTCTAAAGGACATTCAAAGACAAAGGGATTATCACCATATAAAGCAACATCAGTACCCTTACCAACCTTATAATACCCACTATCAAGGTGGTATATAGCCTTGGCATCAATACCATCTAGCGCCTTGGACCATAATGCAAAATCTGATATTTTTCCAGTAAGATGATTATCCCAAGACCAATTTGCTGCGTCGACGTCTGTGCTCTGATCAACATCGGCCCCTAATGCAATTACATCATTAGCTGAGAAGTACCATGGGCGGGCTGGTATAAAACCAAGTACACTCATAAACTCTTCATCTGTTAGGGTGACATCAATTCCACCAATATTCATTTTCTCGAGGCCAACGTAATTGTAGGAAAGTCCTTCAGCATATAATTCTAAATCAGCAGCAGACAAGTAGGATGTGCCACCTGTTGGATCAACAGTACCATCATGCCACTCGAATGAACCGGCCGGGGTGACCATTGATTGTGAGTTCCATGCACCCCAATATGACTCAATAATTCCAAATGATGTTATTCCAGCATTTAAGACGTCAGCAACACTTATGTCGCAATCATCCATTGTATCACCATCGGTAGAAGATCCTCTCCTCCATAATAGCTCGCCGTCATCATTGGTTGCTTGGGGCATCTCATATTCGCCGATATGCTCGCCATCCAACCAGACCTTAAAAACGTATGTTTCACTAGAGAATGAAAATACTGCATGATGCCACTGGTTATCGGCTACACTATCAGAACTCTTAGCCTTTGTATACACCCTGTTCTGTCCGGAGTCAACAAGGAACCTAAATTTCCCATTGCGATCTAGCGAAAGCCAGATCTTATTTGGTGCACCTTCATTCTCTGCGATTGTAAGAATGTTTGCCCAAGATCCGGTTGTTGCTGCCTTAAACCATACGCTGGCAGAAAAGCTGGAAAACGATCCAGCCTCAACATCTGTTATAACCCATGCATCAGGCCAGCCGGAAGTACCTGCTTGTAAAAATCGTATAAAGTAGCCATCTGACTCGGCACCATAAACCTCCGGATCAATCGTTACAGATACTTCTTGCCATACGGCTTGCATTGTATAGTCTGGTTCATGTACATTGATGTCAATCCATTCTAGGCTAGAGTGCTCTGGATGTGACTGAGATGCTACGGCAATCTGGAATCTCAATGCTTCTGAAAAATACCCGTCACGATCTTCCATATTTGAGTCAGGAGGCTCATTCATATCGTCTGTAAAATCTGGGTGTACACCTTGCATGTACTTGTATTTTATCGTTGTAACTTCGCCATCTTCACATATAGCATCTGCATAGTACGCTCTAACATCCTTAGTTTTTTTAGCGGATGATGGAGAATAAGGATCTGGCTCATTTGATATTAATATAGCATAAGTCCAAGAGCCTGGCCTGTTGTCTACTCCACCGAAAAGTTGACCGGATGTCGATAAATCGACTGAGTGAACTATATTTTCAAGATTTGCTAATGTTTTAGTGTTGTCTTGAGTATAAAGACCGGACTCATCTAATTCTGGATCGCTAGGATCATCGATTGTGCCATCGCCATCGGTATCGGTTGCCAGCCCTAAACCATTATAGTACCACTTTCCTGTAGTTAGTGTGGTGGAGGCAGTTCCACGCGGGATCCCACATGTCCCATAGTCAACGTCAACGTAGCCAGACCCGGCGGCGTCATCGTCCTGGTAGTCAGGAATTCCGTCGGCATCACTGTCTTCAGGTGAGAATGCAGTAATAATCTGGGGCCCTACTACATTTTGTAATATACTATACGCATAGGTGTTATCACTAGCAGAAAACTCCATTGACTGCTCATAGCCGTCTGTCGGAGCACCGGGAGGAAATTTCCATGGTGAATCATCTGTAACAGGGGCCGGAGGGATGGTGCTAGTTATTAACGTCGCATCAGGTTCACTTAAAGCATCTGCCCAGGCAACAGGTGCAAAACTACCACCGGTGAACCTAAACCAGGTTGCTAATGATTCTGACTCATCATAGTCATAGCTAGATCCATCCCACATATATCGATTCTTTTTATTATCTTCGTCACCCTGCGTTACATTTCGTGTATACTTCGGAGGATACCAAAACTTGGTTGGCTCTCCAATAGTATTATACTCATAATTACCTACCCAGTCACGTTGGTTCAAGATAAAGAAACTATTGATAGCAGCCTTATTGTTAAACTTATCATCGTCATTAACCCGGCTAATCTTTCCATCTTTACCGACATCATACATAATAGAGCGGCGCTTCCAATCAGTACCTTCAGTCCACTCTGCTTCATACTCAACTACAAATTTCTCAAGAATAAATGGCTTATTAATATAGTTGCTCATATGAAACAGGTTGTCAGCTGAAGCTTCAAACTTAGGATGCATAGGGAATCCAAAGTTACTAATTGGTAGTGCTGCAGTCATCGTACCTGACTGAATTATTTCTACACCCCTGGAGAAGCCTATACATGCATCTTCAAAAAACTTTTTATGTTCCTCTTCATCACCTGGCCGGATATCAAGTCCTGGACCTACTGGATCCCACTTTCTATCAGCAAAATTATAGTACACCATATTATGGTATGTAACGTCAGTTGCATATTGTTCTGTCATACCAAAGCTAGTTTCTTCAACTGCCGGCATCTCAATAGTAAACTGCATCTTAGATCTAAGTGGAGAAGAGAAACCCTCATATATGTCAGGGGAAATACCTTCTTCAAAAAAGTCGTTATCGACATCAATGTCAATTTGGTCATCAACAAACGGGCCCTTGACAAATACAGATTGATCTTCTGTAAACCTTAAGCCGGCATCTGCTACACCACGACGTGTTGAACCAGTAGCTACTAATCCACAATCAGTTATGCCTCTATCATAATCATCTGCATGATAACTGGGCTGCATAATTCTAGAATTAAGCCAGGGTGACTCAACATAGGCTGGATATGTAAACCCGTGATACTCTCGCCAAGATCCTTCATCCCAACTTAATAATGAAGCACTTAGGGGTTTCCAGTCAGCACCAGAAACATCACCCATAAAGTCATCTTCAGTTTGCCAGGATGAGCCGTCCCACCTCTTTAAGATACACTGTGTCTGGTTTAGGCCGAACCATGGATCATTACTATGGTGATCATCAACCCAATAATCTCCTTCTTCCTGAGCTGGGTTGGCGTTCCCGTCAGAGTCTACATCGCTGTAATACGATCTTCTAATCCACCCACCGGAGCCATCGTCTTCCCACCCGGGAGGATCCCACTTATCAGTTAGTGTAGATGTATAGTTATATGATGTTACTATCTCTGTTAGGTTGAGGGCATTAGCATATAGCTTCTTACCACTAATGTCTAATAAGAGATTAAAATTAGCAGTTGAAATAATATTATAGTCATTATCTGCTGATTGGTCGGACGGCTTGTTTGCCCAATACAGAACATTTTCTATTGATTTTTGTACCGGTGCGGGAAGAGTTGTAGGATAAGATACCAAGTAACCATCACCGCCGGTAAATGAACCTGTAACCTCACCCTTTCCACCTGGAGTAAATAGCGCTGAGTTTGAAATGTATACTTTAGCTTTTTTATCTGCATGAATTTCCAGATTTCCAAGCTTTCCTGGAATTGTTTGCCTAAGCAATACCTTCTCACCATCATGATGAGCTTCAATTTGTAGCCCTGAGTCGTTAATTGCTTTCGCGAATACGCCATTTAGCTGGTCACGCTCGATATCGGTGAGCTTTAACTCGAGACGCCTCTTTCTACCTTTTCGCTTAAAGTGGGGGAACAACTTTTTGCTGCGGCTATTTTTTGCCCAGGGTACCTGAATTCTTTTTCTTTTTCGTGTTCGTCGAGGTACTCTAATTTCAGTGTTAACAGGGTTAACTATTTTACCTCTGTTAAACTCAAACGTCTCGCTAGTAGTATCTTCAACATTAACCGTCCATTTGTCACCGACACTATGACCAGAGAATGAATCCCACTTAAGTTTTACATTGTTACCAGAAGCATCATCATTATCAATATCATCAAAATATAAAAATGGCCCAGTATAGTGTACGACTAGCTTAACCTGGCACTGGCCCCAAGAAACCGCGGAGCCTGGAGCAACCCTAAATTGTAAATACTTTTGGGTCGTAGGGTTAATCACTGCCGGAGTATACCCGGTTGGGTCAGTCAAGAGATCTGAGGGTAGTGCTATATGAGGATCATCCGGCATATACTCATATAAGGGAGTCCCATCAGCATTCTTAGGAACGTTATCTAACTCATCTTCAGAAAACTTATGACCATCGGCAAAGGGTGCATATGACATAAGGCCATTCCATCTCCCAGCATAGTCATCGCTGACCGGGGCTGCGCCACCGCCGTCGGCCGAGAATTCAGAATATTCATATGAACCTGAATCGGTACCCCCATATTCACCTCGTTGAGCATTTCTTAATTCGCTTATAGTGCCGAGGGCCGAGGGTGTTGATGGCCAAGCTTCATCTTCAGACGTAAAGAAATGATACTCAATATCATATTTTTCATTGCTATCGGCATGAGATATATCACCCCGACCGTAAGCCCGAACCGTAAATCCGGTAGGGAGCTCTCCAGTAATTGTATCTACCTGACTTAAGTCGATTAACTCTGAATAAACATATCCATCTGACTCAATATTAGAATGTCTGGTATTTGTAATCGTATAGCTTCTTCTAGCATTTCCAGTACCGATGAATATTCCATCATCATCTGGGCCCGCATACCAGTCTGTCCAGTTATTTCTATATCGGTAGTCTTCTAAATTAGCCTTGCGCCACTTGAACTTATCTGGCTTCGGAAGTTCTATGGTCCATTCCATAGAAGTTCCAGCAGTAATATTATTATCAAATAGTATTACATCATCCGCAGTGTCGGACTCTGTTCCACCATCAGCATTAAATGGGTTGGGCCATAGAATCTTAATTCCAGCTAATTTCTCTCGCTGATTATCAGATGGGGGTGTGCCAGAAACAAGTAAGTGATCTGAGAGGAATTCTTCCTCCCCAAACTCAGACATACTAATATCAATAGATGTAGTAAAATCTGGGTCCGCGCTAAATCCTGATCCAGAATCAACCTTAAGTTGAACCTCAAAGTGACCTACATTACCAGAATCTATCTCTTCTACCGGTGAGCCGCTGCCGGCCGTTACGTCACCTGCATATGCAGTAATTACTAATTGATAATCATAATCATTATAGTCATGGTTTTGCTCTGCAATTCCTGTCCACTGTCCCGATATTGTTGGTGCATCTTCATCAGGCCAGGAACCTGTCCCCTCGGTAAGATCACCATATGCTCCGGATTGCACGATTTCAACTTCATAAACTTGTTCTTCAAATAACTCACCATTTGATTCAACAATCATATCATCAAGTGAGGTATTCAGCTCAGCTACTGCAGGTAGTAAATCAATTCCTCCGGCAGGATCAAACAGGGTTATCGTGCTAGCATCTTTTGGGCGGGCATGAAAATATACCCATGCATTCGCATATGCAGAGTCGAACACAATAGTCTTTGAGTCATCATACGGTACACTTTGCTCATTGCCTGAGATGCCCCCAGGACCTGATCTAACAATGGCTGGATAAGACAAAGGTGCACAATCATTTTCGTGCTGAGTAACCCTTACAGGAGGATTAAGAAACCCTGAGATGCCTTTGTCACCTAAGTACCCATTATAGATAGCAAAAACTTCACTCTCTGAAAGGAATGCAGACCAGATTGCTAATGAACCAACATCACATTGACTATATACTTCTAGCTCATTATCAATCGCGGCGGAAACACTATCGCTACTATCCAATATAAATTCTTGGGTTGCAGAGCCCACCTTAACATCATTAACGTAAAATGAGTGCTCTTGTGATATAGCATTATATGTATGTGCTATGTGCAGCGGATCTGGCGTCGTTACAATGTATGTAAATAAATCGATCTCTGAAGTCGTGTCAAGAGGATTTTCAATTTTGCAATATAGTTCCATGGCGGCGGCATCAAAAACAAACCGCATCCTAGTACTAAGCCCTGAATCAGTGTCAATAGAAAATATTGTCTGTTTTTCATCTATTTTATGCCCTTGGAACCAAAGAGCAACGGAAAAGCTAGAAGAAATATTATATGTACCTATGTTAGGTAACTCAACATATCCCTCACCGTTGGCCTGGAGCCCACCTGCAGAAATTGTACCACCAACTAACCTGAAGTTTGGAAAGCGAATAAACCCAACTAGTCCATGGTAAACACCATGGTTATTATTTGTTGCATAGTCATAAACTAGCGTTTCACCAGAATCTATAACTGCTTCATCTTCAAACTTATACCACCCGACCAGGGATCCTGCTGACTTATAGACGTGTCCAGATCTTGTCGAAAAATCGCGAGTTAAATTAAGCTCTTCAATTCTAATATTCTTTGGCATTACTTCTTCCAGCCCCCGAATGTTATGCTATCAGTACCACAAGGCATGTCATTATAAATCATTCCTGCAGATGATGATTTATGATCATGAGGCCGAAGCTCACTAGTTGACATGTTCATTGAAGACACTGTTTCATTCATATATGGACCCGCATCATAACCATTCGTAAAGTTTTCTGTAATAATATTACCCCTAAAACTCTCGTCGTAATAGTGAAATGTCACTTTAGTATTTCCTTTATGGCCTGGGGAGTTCTGGATTAAATCTATTCCACATAGTTTTTGCTTATAGGTATAAGTACTACGCTCCGCCAAAGTTGGGTAAAGTACTAATATGTTTTCGAAAAGGCCTGGAGCAGAAAACACTTCGTATTCTGTTCCCCCAGAACCATTTGAGCTCAAGGTAATTCCATCATCTATCGACTCTGCAGTAACTTCCCAAACACTTCCAGTGTCGAAAGGATCATCGCCCCATGCTTTATACAACCCCCTCCAGGTTGCCCATTCCGACTCTGAGACTAAGCCGTCTCCGCTGGTGTCAGGACCCGTGCCGAAGAGCGTCGCGTATGTATATTCTGTGCCGTCCGTTGCTGTGAACGTTGTGTCTGATATTAATCCATGTTTATAAGCATCTTGGTTTGTCCCAGATCGGCCAGACTTAAAATCATCATACCTGGCGGCTGCATGCAAATCTAAGCCTGATCCATTAATCGTATCAATGGTAGAGTCTAGTAGTTGCTTAAACGTTTTATGGCCACCTGCGTCTATTCCTGGATCTTGATATAATGTAAATGAACGTACATCAGTTAACTCGATTAAATCCGGATGGACATACCCTGGCTCATGCCCTAATATTGATGCAGGATCAACCTCATCTACCTTATGATAGCCAAGATTCCTAGACGTTATCTTTAAAGTAAAGTACCCGCGGGACCACCCAGCATCTAAAGCTGCCTTTACAGGGGGTGACTCTGGATCGTATGAATACTGGTTAAACCAGGTATCCTCTAAAAGAACGTATAATATATCATCATAGTCCGCCGGTTGCCAGTTTCCTGCAGGTAAACCGCTAGCAGGATCCATGTCATAAAAATCTTTATAGGCAGGAGGTTTAATATAGTCACAACGGAAAACCTTAGATTGATTTGGGTTCTTAAACCTCCTAATAGCTCTTAAAGTTTTTGACATTAAGCGCTTAATCGAATCATCCTTATTTGCGACGACTTCAATCAGTTGAGGCTTAAGTTTTTCATAATTTTTCCATCCCTCATATTCATGCCACTGAATTTCATTTAACTCTGCTAACATGTACCCGCCAGTTAGCACCCAGTTTTCTTCATCTACGGGAGTGCCGGTATATGGAACGATAGTTTCTCCGCCATCAGAAGTATATAAGCTTTGTGCTGATGTATTAGTACTCATTGTTTGAGTAGCTGGATCTGGATCCCATCCGGTTAATGATGGTGTCGCAGGGACGATTGTATCTCCAGTATCATTCGACCACCGAGCAACCTTAACAACACGTGTACTATACAATCCATAGTATATTGCCCACTCAGCCTCAGTTGTATATGATGTTGTTGAAAACCCGGGAACAGAATCTAAGCCGGCTGAGGCTTCGTCCCAATCAGTTTGGAGCGTAGGATCTTCTGCATCCTTATACCCGTCACCGGTCTCATCGTAGTATAATACAACATCATCTCCTATTGCAGGACTAAAAGTCGGAGCATCAGCTAAAGAGACCGGAGCGCCGGAGTCGTCTAAGTCGTCTGGATCTACTATATTAAACCAGACAGCATACCTTCCACCGGTAATTGTATTTAAGACATGATCTTGTTCTTTATCAACTGCATCAGTAATTACAAAATATTTCCCTGCGTATTGTTCCGCTGTCGGAATTTGGGTTGATATATCAATTGCAGTCGTCATATGAGGTCTTAAATCATAATATTGGACCCACTCCTCTAAAGTAAGCTCACCAAACAAGGCGGTAACGGTATACGGCACCCTAGGGTCACCTGCAGAATCGGTACCGAGAGGTGCAGATGCAGGGAATTCTAAGCCGTCGGCATCTTCCCACAATAACTCACCATTGGCATCACGTTCTTGAAAATGATAATCAGTATCAGGAAACCTAATGTAATAAACTTCTGGCCTTAATATAGAGATGAGCTCTTCTCCATCATTTTCTAACTCACCGTCGTTATCAAACTCGAATCTTTTTTGAGCCCCTAAAGAATCTTCAAGCGTAAAAGCTTGGCCGTTGAGTGAACGAAGATATTCTTTTTCCCATGTCGAATTAAGGCCATCAGCATCTAAAATACTGGCCGTATATCCAGAGTAATTGAATATCAAAGATCCTGTAGCGGAATGACTTCTAACAACAGGATCATTTAAGTCATTTGTTGCTTCTTCTTTATAAGTCGTTTCAACAAACGGATGGATTCTAGATTCTTGCCACGTAAGATAGCCTGGGAGGGGTGAGCAACCCACAGAGTCTTCATGTGATTTTGCTATGGCCTCAAACCACCAAGTATCGCCGGAATTATGCCCCTGTGACTCGTTAAAGACAACATATAGGCCATGATCTAAATCCATACGCGCGGCGCGTCGCGTGAAGAGAAACGAGAGCTTAACAGAATTCGTCAGTCCAATACCAGGTGTTACCTCTGGAGAAACCCATATTCTTAACTTTACCTTATCTGTATCAAAGTTTGGCATTGATGATACAGCTGCCGAAAAATCTGTGATCGTGTATGTCCAGTGTGGGGTAGCAGGATATTCATATCTAGCATCTTCACCATCCGGATGAGATGCATTATTTAGCTGTACCGTTGTTGTTGTAACAGGATCTTCTATATCAACCCAACCTGGAATTGCAGCGTCTTCGTCGTAATATTGGATTTGATAATATTCAGGAATACCATTGATATCACCTTTACCATATGCCTTAATAACTACCTGCGTGGATCCGCCTGGGACCTCTAAAAACTGATAATCTGAAACTGTTGAACCACCAAGCTCAGGGAATGTTAAAACAACTTCTGTTTCCATAGTGGTTGACGTTGATAATTCAACTGCATCTGACCATACACCATCTGATTTTGACCATTCAAACTTGTCATATGTAGTAGAGGTATCATTCATAGGATACCCAGTTACACATCTAATATGATATGTCTCCGCCTCAGATCCGGCAGCTATTACGTAATTGCCGAGTACAAGCATATCATTTTTTCCAGCCCCGTTGAAAACTGGGGTCCTTGTAAACCCTGCCACTGCCGGACTAGACTCCATGTGTTCCACGCCATCTTCATACGGCTCGAAGTGCGTTCTGTCATTATCAATAAACTGTGTTATTGGGTTTGAACGCCGGCGAGAGTCTTCAGCAACATCAGATTGTAATATGCCCTTTATATCATGTGCAACAAAATACGCATCAGGGGAATTTCTAGAGGCTCGAGATCTAATTTCTAAAGGTTCTAAGACACCATCATATTGATCCGGATCTTTCATACTCACATTTGACATGATGATAGGGTATATTAAAGTCCCAATATCATCCTCAATGTATGCCACTGGTCCGGCTAAACATTGCTCTACACCATCCTCATTTACCTGCCGGTACCCCCTGCTTAGGCTCATCATATCTTCATATGGAAGAAATGCGCTTGTTACCTTTGTTATACCCGGCTGCGTTGGTGTGTATGGTTCCTCAGAAACGTTAATTGTCAATCCAGTATCAGCATCAGGATCAACCACATCAGTAATAGGTGGTAAAACTGTACCGGCTATAGTGTTTGTTATATCAACATAAAAATCCGTATCACCATCATCAACAAGGGTAATGGTAAACTCATCTTCTGATTCTGTTACGGGAAGAGATAATAGTGCATTTTTTTCGAAAACAGGAACATTAATAAGTCCATGATCTAAACATGTAATACGCACGATAGATGAGTCTTCCTCTGATATCTCTGCATAAAACTGCTTATTAACATTCCCTGCGGTCACGGCCTGGAATACCGGCTCATCGCCGCTCATTCCAACTTGGACATGTTTCTTGCCTACATCATAATGATCGCTGTTTATTCTTTCTACTAATTTTTGTGCAATAACGCCGGCGTTATCATAACTGTCTATAGCAACCCGAATAGCGCCACCATTGTAATTAACGTCCTCAACCCCATCCGGATCAAGTGCGAACTCTGCATCTAAAAACCCATCGTCTCCTGGGTCAGCAGACAATTGAGCCGTATCAAACCAGACATAGAAATTTTTGTCAGGATGAGGAAGATAAAAGTAAGCAGCCTTAGCTATCTTATGGGTGAATGAAGGAACAGCAAAGTATCCTTCATATGTCATCCAGTCAGTCTCTGATAGTGAGTATATTGTATGATCAGCATCCCAATCATAATCCGGATAATCAACCGTCCCAAGATCATCATCTTCAAGACCAAGGGACTTTGCAGTATGGAATGTCCCGCCTGTGTGGGTCCAGATCTTGCGATTATCTGAGTCATACATTGATGTTGTAACATCATAACCAACTGACGCAGCCGTAAACTCTTCTATAGAAGACTCTAGCCTCTTCCAGATAAACTCCCCGCTAATTTCTTTCTGTGGCACATCCGACCACTTATCCACAACAACCGGTTCATAATTTGATAAGTCGGATGTACCACCCTTCCTAATCTGCCCAACACCAACTGATACATCACTATCCGGATCATCCCATACCTGTTCAGAGAAATCAAACAACTTTCCAGATTTCTCTTCTGCGACACAGTTAATATCATATGTCCCGTAATTATAAACGACCCTCTTTTCAGCTGAGAAACGTTGAGTCATCCGAGGATGATCATCAACAGCAAATACTATTGAATCACAGGTATAATCGCGATCCCTTTGTGTTAATTCAATTCCTGGCCGTACATCTGCAACCCTAACAGGAGAGTTTCCTTCATGTGGACAAATGTTCTCCAGCTCAGAAGGGGTTGATATTGGCCCTGGATCTCTCTGTTGAATTCTAATAATGTTTTGATTTGCCGGAGTACTACTAATAAAAGGAATTATAAATTGATCACTCCTCTGTAGTTCTCTGTTTGTGAGATATGCCATGGTTCTATCAATAGACTGAGGAAAACATTTCACTTCTAAAACGTGGCCATACTCAACGGCTTCTTCTATTAACGGCCCATAAGCATCTGGTATGTCATATGACCATAATTCATGTACATCTTGAGTCCCGGAACTAGCGGCCTTAGTTGGAATTTTAGAAATCCCGCTAACATTATACCATACTAAATGTGGTGTACTAGATGATACACCAACATACGGCTTATACCCCCCTAGCCATATCTCAACTGGCTGAAGAGGTGCCATACCATCGCCAAAATCAGCAGGATCTAAGTCTGCTGTAGCTACAGTCGTGAGACCGTCATCATTTGACCATAGTTGGTTAGCGGCATCAACCGTAAATCCAAGATGGCTATGATCCTGGCCAGTGGTTAAGTCAAGTGCAGGGTACCAATAATCTGTTGGGTTATACAATAGTATAAAATTCCCCACATAAAATGTAGTCAAATCGTCATCATCTAATACTCTCTGTGTATAACCAGAAGAGCCGTGTGTCCGTAACCAGCATTGAAAGTCATCTGGTAGATCTGTACTGCCCTCTGACTCCTGAACTTTTCCTGGCTTTCTAAGGTTAACCTGAACAATAAAATTATCATTATCATCAAGTACAGCTTCAAAATCATCATTGACCCTAGCACCTTGATAAAATGGGTGTGTAGGCGCCTGCATCGCTAAAGGTACATTACGATTCAATCTCTCGATAATTTTTTGAGTAATGTCCTTTGCCTTATCATACCGATTGATATGCACATAGACGGCGGAGGGAGGAGATTTAGACTTTACATTACCACTGTCATCTAAAGGACGGGGTGTTATTAGTGGGGGTGGGTTTCTATAAACAGCCGATGCTGGATTGAATGTATCAGTTGCAGCATCATAATCCGGATTCCAAGATCCATCATTAATATCAACAACATTAAACCTGATGAAGAAGCATCTAAAGTCAAAGTCATACATAGTAAACCACTTATCATGTAAGACATCTTCATATGGTACGTACCCTTCCCGGTCCATCCATGTAAGTTCATCAATCGATGCTTCTAAATATCCATGATGAATCATCCAATCATTAACATTTAATGGGGTAGGTATACCTCCGGAGTCTACCAATATTGCACCACTAATGTCTTCTGACATCTTTGCAGTTAGAGGGTCATCTTCATCAATATCCGGATCCCACCCAGCATTTTCAGGTGTTGTATATGTCCCAGCCTCAGATCCTGTTAGGCTCCACAGTATATTCCCAGATGACGTCTCTGATGTTGGGAACCCAGATGGGTGTGCAGTGATAGCATCTGTCATTGTTATGCCACCATCATTCGACCAATAAGACTGCCCTGTAGTAGGTGACTCAATAACCGCTAAAGCGTCTACATTATAAATTTCATATAAAGCATCTTGGGTCTCTACATCATTTCCGGAAAACTCTATTTCGCTTAGTTCTCTTGCAGAAACATCAATGGGTAAGCCAGTAGACAAAACGGGACGAGGATCTTTATCATCATACTTCGCAAGATTTCTCGTGGTTGTATTGCCATAATTAAACCAGAAATAATTCTTTCTATCTTTCTTCTCTTTCTCATGAAGATCATAGATCGTAAAGTAAGGACCAACAGATCCATCATCTGAACTTGTTGATTCTCGCCAGCCCCTATCCATTGGATCAGGTGTTAGGCTTATGTCTAGTCCATTTGCTTCATCTAAAGCATTTGCTTGATCAAGAGAATAGTTTTTCTTATTTTCTAATTCGCTATCGTAAAGCTGAGTATTATACTTTGATGTTCTAGGGGGAACTGCAACATCAATTACTAACGGGTCAGCATCAGGATCAGAGAAAACCCATGATGGGTTCTGTTGGCCAATTTCATCTAACGTTAGTACTTCAACTGTAGCAACTTGCTGTTGCCACTGTGTCATAACATCAAAGTCATTATGAAACTTTGGCTGACCAAAATCACGCTGTTCAGCTCGATGATCAGGATATATCTGGATCTTACCAGCGGCTTCCTGCATTGCAGTAATAGCTGCTTCAGGTTTAAGTGAACGTACCTTGAATTCCCAGATTGGTGCCTCTTCGTTGGGATCAGAACCATCAGCATACCCGACCTGGGCCGGGAGCTTAATATAAACACCATCTGCAAGGTGTTGATAATCTGTTTGTAATATCCCTGTCGGCGTGCCTATATTTCTCTCAGTCCCCTCAATAGGTGTCAGGGTTATACCTAATGAGTCATCAAAATCACCTTGAGCCCATCGGATTTGCTGGGTCCCTGCAACAATATGCCAGTAATCTCCTACAGTATGCTTTTGCTTCTCTCCATAATGTTCATCATCATACCCATCATAATCAAATTGAATAACAATACGATTATCGCCATCCTCTAAAACATTTCCGCTAACTGCAGTTATTACATCACCGTCAGGATTTGTAGTAAGTAGTTCATCATTTTTATACCATTTAATAGTATCTGCAGAACCTTCGTGGGCAGTTGCGATTTCAACCCGGTATATTGCAATCCCCTGTTCACTGTCATATGAACCTGAAGCTATTAGAACTCTTTCTTCACCTTCTGCGTCGGTCTCTGTAACATCTTCAAGTATAACATTTAAGTCATTAAGTCCTAAAGAGCCTGAGATTGGGGTAAAAACAGGTTGAGATATCGTAAATACGTCATCATCATCCGGATCTGCTATTTGAATCCTAAATGTTGCATCAAACTCACCCTCATATGAACCAGTAACCTCAAGCTTCATGACGCCAGGATCTTCTATATCATATAACTCGACGAATTCGTCAAAATCATGATCATAAGAAAAAACAGGAAATATTGCTGCCGGCTCAGGAACAATTGTTCCGGGGCCCATGCCCATCATAGAATCGTCAAAATAAACATCTGACTCAGGAGCATTTCCATCTATTACAATTCTAGATCTAGTACCTGCAGAAAACTTTGGCAGCATTCCTGTCAGCTGATCCTTGATCGTAACTACACTTACACCCTGTCGAAAAGCAATTGACTCATCGACGGAGCCTGATGGGGGTGTTGCTGTCGTCATAACTAAAACCTCTTAACTTGGCCTACAAACTGTTGTAATGTCATTGTACCTTTAAGCCCATGCCTATTTTTATCGCCAAGATAAACATCACTATAGTTGTACGACATTTTAGCTCTCTCCAACATATGAGACTCAATTACAAAATTAACTCCCATAAAATGAGTCTTGCGGGGAACTAGTTTCTTTAATAACAAGCCTATGGCATTATCAAACCACTTAAAAAACTCAAAGAAAGATCTGATATTCACCTTATCGGTTAATCGATTGAAATATACTTCCCTTAAAAATTCTAAATCAGGATAACTTTGGGTAAACACGTTCTCTGGTGCACCTAAAACATTGTCTAGCGAATCAAGCGTGGCAAATATCTTAATAATATCATCATTCAATGCTTGGTATGATGATATGTCTATGCTAAACCTTGTGTCATCTGAAGGTGTTTCGCTTGGCTGAATTCCATGAACCGGAGCAACATCTGTTTGAAATTCTTCAATATTGTGAGTATATTCGAACCCTCTAATCCTTACCTTGTTATCGACCGATTGTTCATCAAACTTTGCATCAATAGTACCATAGTCAAATCTCTCTGGTTTAATATTAGGTATCTCAGCCTCGAACCCATAGCCCATCATATGGAAATTCATTTCATCTTCAGTTGAGCTGTCTCGCCAAAGAGCGCCGCGGGAGCCTGAAATGGATGCTTGTGAGAAGTCAAACAGCTCCATCCAACCTATGTTTGTTAATCCGGCATCCCTAAATGCTTGATCTGCAACTTCATCTTCAATTGATGCAGTAACCGGCTGATCAAAAGAAACGTCCATCCTTAATCTTTCCCATGATCCGGATGGTACTAGCGCAAAGTTAAAGTTTTTCGAAGGATCCTCTACACCAAGTGAAAATGGATTTCTCACATGTTCCTTAAACTCAGCAGTTGTAAGAGCCTTTGACCAGACCCTAAATTGCGCAATCTCACCGGAAAAATGTGTTATCATCTGTTCATCATCCGGATCGCTAGTATTAAGCCCAAGGTAGTCTACATCAGCGGGGGAAGATATATCTTGCTGTCCTATAGTAACAAACGTTCCCCATTCATTTTTTCCAGTGGCCGTATTTGACCAGAATGTTTTATTATCAGAGTGCAACGTTTCTTGAAAATATGCCTTGTCCTCATGATACTCTCTAATCTCACCCCTAAAGTTTCTAGAAACTCTCAAGAAATATGACGATGATACTGCACTTTCTATCTGATCAGCGCGTTCGCGGCCATAAGCAATATTCCATTGCTGGCCATTAAATAGGTTAACCCCTGTAACCTCGAGAATAAGCTCCTTAGGGGCGCCTAGCCCAGTGTCAGGGTCAGTACCAATATCCATCTCAGGACGAATATATAGCCGGACCGTGCCATCGTCAACGATAATCTCTTCATCAGTTTCTTGATCCCATTCAGGTTCTCTCATTGCTAATAGGTTCGTTAAGAGTACATGATGTTCATCAACACCTATGGTTGAATTCATCCGCATTAAGCTTTGTGTTACCGGATAATGCGTTAATGTTGGCTTATCAAACTTATAGATTGCCTCAACCGTAAATGAGCCGGAGGTAAATAATCCGTCAGTAGAAGTATAATCAAATCCATGATACGAACCATTTTCTTTCACGAATAATGATTCTTCTGGGGATAGATCGGGGTGGTGGTGATTTATAATCCCCAATTCTCCGCCGGCAAAATCTGTAGCTTCAAAATATGGTTTTGAATAATACACTGGAACATAACCGTTTTCAGAGGCATAACTCTCCTCAGACTGGCTAGCTAAAACTTTCTCATATGGTGCACCCATATCTGAGTCACCAAAAACCCCTCCAGGTATACCATACTCCGGATGATCTTCATAAGTTGCATAATCACCGGTCACCACATGGCGCCAAACGCCAATCTCAGCTGTCCCTGCATCATTCCATGTCATCATCTGTGGATCAGCAGAGTAACCCATGTTTGATAGAGGTGCCTGGTATGCCGGTATTCCCGTATCTGTGTCTGTTATTTCTCCAGTGCCAGCATTATAAAACAAAGGTGCAAAGGATGGAGAGTCCTCCTCCAGCCCAGTTAGTTGTGCCCTTGTGCCGTCTTCATTATCAGGGCGTTTCCATAACTTAGCACCATATTCATCAACAGCCTGTATAAGGCCATTCCATGGCACCAGGTTATCTCCTTCATACTGTAATAGTTCTACAGGATAATTTCCTGCCCGGCCACCAAGAGGCTGGTAGAGCTTCACAATACCATCGTTATCTTCAGAAACATTATAGGCTCTAAATTCTGTATTATCAGATATCACTTCCGTTATTTTTTGTGCAATATCTAGCCTGTCTATTATTCCAACAATATTAATCTCTACATATGCCTCATTATCTAATGAACTTTCATTCGTTGTTATGAACTGAAAATAGGTTACTGTTTCGTCAATATCTTTTAGCTTTAATACTTTTCTATCGAGCAGAGATGAATCAGCAAGGTAATCATGCGATTCTATATGTACGACATCTCCACCTGGCCCAGGTTCTAGCTCTGCCAATGAAATGTTACCAGGTAAACTATAATCTAAAGATATTGTAGCAGTTGCAGTAGGTATATTCGAGTCAGGAGGACATGGTCCTACTTCAACCCTAGAACCTGAAAGGAATGGTGACATAATAAAGGGCGAAATAAAGGGCGTTTTTTCGTAGTCCGTAACAACATGAATTCCTGGTTCCCCATCCCATGGGCTTAAAGCTGGATAATCGACATATGCAAATGGATTACCTTCTCCAGGTGCTGGACGATGGCCGGCTACACCTGCCATTGTTCCGGAAAAATCTAGCATAGCGGAGACCTCAACCCTGTTGCGCCTTACATCATTAAGTGTTTTTGTCCGGGAGCCTCCATACTCTCTAAACCTAAATAGTTTATCAGGTGAGATTCCCATTGATAACATAAGCGCCCTGATACCATGCCTGGTACCTTTAGAGTGTAAGATCTCATTTACATTTACTAGTACCCTTCTCCAGATCTGGTTCTGTACAAACTGAAGTCCCATATCTGATAGGCCTTGGTCAGGCGTAATATTCTCACCATCCTTATACTGTTCTAGCGATGCGTCCGAGAAACATCTCGGCAAGTCAAACCCATACTGGTTGGCAAGAAATGGTAGAAATGCATCTGCAATGGTGTCCTCAGAGTCATAATCAACATGCATTAAGTTTGAAAAATGATCTAAAAACATTTTCATTTCGTCAAAATATCTTGCCCATGTATATAGTAATGAAGATATAATCTGGGGTTGGCCAAGCTGGCCAAGGCCAGGCATTGATCTACCCTGTGTGTATGAATATTCATCATGTAAGTACCCACTAACATCCTCAAATCCCTCAAATGCTTGAGCTTCAAGCAAATAATGTTGAGGAATTAATTTTGTAATCATATTGGGATTATTAACATCATACCAGTTAGCATCATCCAGCATTTTACAGTTTAAGTTCTTTACGTCTTCCTGACTAGGGAAAAGTACTGGATTTAATGAAGGCTTTTCTAAAGACATTGGGTTTGATGCAATATCATCTGGGTCACCGGATGAACCATCTTCAAGGTTTTTATTAATAGAATTATCTCGACACTCAATTTGAAAATTCTGAATTTTAGCATGAAGACCAGAGCCTGATGAATCTAATACTAAATCGTTGGATTCATATTCGCCCCACGGCTCATTAAACCTAAAACATAGTTTTAAGCCTGATGATGTGTCTGAAAATACATTTCTGGGGATCAAATCCTTTAATATTGATTCAGATCTAACATTATGCCAAATCCTAAATTCGTCTAGGGAGCCAGAAAATGTCTGGGTTGGTATAAAACACCCGCGGACTTGAGGAACAATCCTATTGTCAGTTGAGGTTGACTCTATTGTTATAGGTTCGCCAGTAGATTCGTCATACCGATCAGGCGCTGCGGAGTAGTCAGCATCAGGTAACCAGGTTGTTTCATCAATAACTCCCCACTCACCTTGAAAATGAGTGCTTCCGCTACCTATCGTTAATGGAGAGGTATGAAAAGAGAAAGGATCAATATTGGGATTTAAGTCTGTTTCATCAATCGCTGTCGCGAAGGTTGCCATGTTATAGCTGCGCTCTGATGTTGTTGCTAATTTTCCGTTCAGGTACATTTTTATATTATTTTGCCCGTACGTTCTATCATATGTTGCACATACATGAGCCCAGCGGCCCTTGGGTACCTCCATCGAAGCACTTAGGTAGTTACTACCAGAGGAGGTGATGAATACCATATCACAAACCTCAAGGCCACGGGGGTCTTCCTCAAGTACTGCATCATAACTAAAGAACTCAGCCCAGCGCTCTTCGCCCCACTGTGCGGCATCCGGATGATTTGCTGCTACTGGTGGCCGGGCAGGATCAGAACTATCATAAAATCCTGTATATCCCAATGTAATTGCGCTATCTGGGCCGCCCCCGTCATCCCATAAAAGATTACCTTCTGAGTCGACGGACTGTATTTCTCTATTTTTAAGCCTTGAATCAAGAATACCGAGAGTAAATCCTGTCGCGCCAAAAGCATCCAGCTTTTGACATACTACTTGGGCTTCGTTGTACTCATCATCGTAGTCAGGTATTCCGTCAGAGTCCCAGTCCCTGCCAATACCGGAAGGTATAAATATCTGAGTCTCAAAAGAAATTGAGTCCTCTTCCGGATCTAAGACAACATTTCCACGTTTCTCAGTAAGGCTTGGAAACATTGCACCGGCTCGATCGCTAATAGAGAGGTATGTACCGTCAGAGCCTGCGCCAAAAAAGTTTAATGAACCGGTATTTTTTGGGAATAAGTCAAAAACATATCGCTCAAAACCTGTAAGTCTATCAAAGAATTTTTCTAGCTCTTCCTTCGTTCCATCAAAAGGATACCCATTAATGATTGTATCAAATGCAACATTGACTTTTGCTTCAGCAGAATTAAAGAAAGTGTGGTTCTCAAAATTAGACCAGTCAACATTTAACTGCTGGGTTGACTTTAAGCCTTGGCCAGGATTATCAAACTTAAAAGATCGATCATCAATAACTGTTCCGGATAAGTGGGCTAATGTTTGATTTTCAATCCGACCTGAACCACCAATGATTTTTCTAACTACCGCGGGGGTAAATATTCTCGACTTACTAGTAATAGCCATTATAGATCAACCCTAAACCTTGTACCTTTACATTCATAGACAATCTCATTGCCATTTTCAACGATTAATAAATCGACTATGTATGCTCGGCCTGGAAAAAGTGTGCTCATTACAACCTCGAAGTACATTCCATTTGAATCCGTAGAAAGCCTCGTACCATTTTTGTCATTTTCAAATGGAACTATTAAATCGCCTGAAACAGTGTCTCTGATCCTATAATACATTTCATCAAAAATAATGCTGTCTATTTCTAACTCGAGCTTACTAGCACCGAGATTTTGGTTGTGGTCTTTAGCAAAAACTCTAAATTTGGCGCGCTCTGATGTTTTATATGCTGGCTTGGCATTCAATACAGAAAATGTCAAATTTCTAGCTATAGCATTATATGCTGATCTTATAGGAGTATTAACAGTAAGTGTACCAGTATGAAGCGTTACACCATCAGAATCAGCCCAGGACGTAGCAAAATCTATAGACCCGCTGGCAACAATATGATCTTGTAGCGTTACAGAATTTCCTTCCTGGTATCTAGACACCTTAAAGTCTTCGTCTGGAACTGTTCCTGTAGAAGCAAGATTTGCTGGCTCACCGACATCGTCTAGCTCTACGTGTACAGCGCAAAGACTAAATGCTGTTGCTGTTAGGCCAGATGTTCCAGAGTTAATTGTTGCAACTAACGTATTGGTAATCGTCTCCCCTGTGTCACCTTCTTCTATTACTACATGTACTTGTGTATTATCACTAGCGGGGGCATCATCATCAACGTAACCGAACCAAAAATCGTATATTACCGGGGCATCATTATTTGCAATCGTAAAATAGTAGCCTCTCAAGTTCTCACTGTCTGTATCATGATCAACTAATACCACCCGTACAATCTCAGGTTGACTGGAAACAATTGATGTATCGGTGGATGATAATAGGTTCCCTTCATCTTCACTAAAAATAACAGAGTACATTCCATCAATCTCAGTACCAGAATCACCATATGCTGTTAACCGAGTTACAGTATGTGTAGCCGACTCATATGAGCCTGTAGAGAGGGTTAACGTTAAATCTTCTCTTTCGGCAGCAAGATGTGTTGCAACACCCCTGACACTATTTTGAAATAATAATGTGTTGTCGGTATCAAAAATAGCATTCTTGCTATTATCTCTAAATGAATCATTCCAAGAAATACAAAGCCTTGGACGTAAATACTGGTTTAGTGCATGTCGAGATGCAAATCTCTTTAAGAAATATGTTTTGGAGTCTTGTTCTTCAAGCTCAGAAAATGAAATCCTAAACCCGTTAGGTGTGATATCCGGCGTTTCTCCGAGCATCTTTTTTACTAATGTTGTCACATCAAAACTAAATGGTTCAGTACCGCCGACAAAGTTCTTACTAACATACAACTGATCAAAGCCGCCTTCATCATTAGATGCGCTACAGTATACGTCTAAATCAGGGTTTCCTAACACACCCTTTGCGTCGGCACCCGCTGAATTCCATAATATAGGTTCAGCTGAATATGATGCGGTAACAAAATTGCATATATCTAGATCACTAAATGCACCGGTATCTCGTCCTATACCCTCTGTAAAAGACTGTGCCATAGGAAATACTTCAACATTAAAATTAGTTGGTGCCATCTGGCCGTCGAGGATGTCATATAAATAAAGTGTTGCATTAAAATCAGAATGTGTAGAATCTAACGTCGACATGTCATTCAATATGCTGAGATCAAAATCAACAAATATCCTAGATAACTCAACCGCGGTTTCTGGTACAAGATCACCGTCGACATCTAGATTATAAGTTCCAGCTTTATTGCCTTGTTGCGTCACGTTAATCGAGAAATTCGGATCCGCTATAGTACCGGATGACGCATTCTTGACGGGCCCAGGTTCATCAACGGTTAACTCAACCTCACCGGCACCTTTATCTGTAGCAGAGAATGGTGCTAATAAATCTAGCGCAGCAGCAAGGGTAGATGCGATTGTTTCTTTTGCACCCCCATCTTCGTCAGTCGTCGTAACAGATACCTGAATACCGGTCGCACCTACAACAGCTGGATCATTTCCTGACTCATCTACATCAAACCAAGCATAATACTTTATGTCGGTATCATCATACACTATAAAATAAAGGCCATCTAAGTTCTCTGAGTCTCCGTCATGATCAGGAAGTACTATTGTTACTACTTCGCTTT